TTCCAATCCATGCTGTTCTCCTATCGTCCGACAGTGAAGGTCTTAAAAACTTGAAATGTTCTCTCAGCGCCTTCTGCTCCACCTGATACAACCCTTAATCCATTGAATGCGGGGTCAGTAATTGTTACTGCATTACCAGCGCCAATTGTTACATCTGTCCCGCCTGAAGTTAAGTCCGTATAGGTAGTGCCACCATCAACAGAGACTTCAATCCCAATAGTCCCACTGAGTGCAGCAGGAGCAGTAATAGTAATCGTCTTAGCATCATCTAAATAGGCTGTCAATGCACTAGATGTAGTCCCACCATTATCAATGACAAGGTTTCCAAGATTCGCAAAGTGTGTGCTCATGGCATCCTTTTAGAAAGACTGGGGGGGAAGCCCCCAGCCAATCTATTCATTCCTCTTATGCTGGAACTGCGATGCTCCAACCAGCTAGAGTCAAGTTTGACCCCAATTGAATCCCGGTTGGAATCACGATAGTTCCAATAGCATACGTTGTACTAGCAAATTCATTGCCCGACATATTACCGCTAGATGTCCCAACAATGTTAATAAAGTCTGTTGGGATAGTCACACCACCACCAAAATAGTTACCCCGAATGATGAGGTTTCGTACACCCACAGCATCGTCACCAGGCCCACCAACATAAGTGCTAGTATCACCAGATGCACCAGTTCCAATATCTACCGTAGTCTGCTCTAGGAATTCATTATCAAGAATTCGCACACCTGAGAGAAATGATGTAATCCCAGCATGCATGATAATGCCCCTAGTAGTGTCAATAATTCGACACCCAATCACTGAATGGTTATTCCCACCAACAAGTAAAACTCCGCACGCAGGTTCCGTAGTACCATCCGATGAGAAGGAGCAGTTCTTGAAATATGAACCAGGGGACTCAGATGTTTCATTCCCAACCTTCACACAAGCTCGCGTGGTTGAGGCAGAGAAGAATTCCATGTTGTAAGCCGAAATACTCCGTCCCTCAAACACGGTTGCGCCCTGCACGATGACATGATCGGGATAGCCATACGGAACAGCCCCTAGGAGTGTCAACCCAACCTTGTTAACGGCTAGGTCTTCCACGTATGTTCCCCGCTGAATGACGATAACATCCCCTCTGCCAGCCACAGCTTCATCAATAGCAGCTTGGATTGTATTGAAGGGATTTTTGGGGGTCCTACCTTGACGAGAAGGCCCAGGTGAGCCCTGAAACTCTCCAGGGTTAGTTATGTTAGAAACATAGAATACAACACCGAAGCCATTACTAACTGTTCCTGTAAATCCAGGAGCAATTACAACATCACTAAATTTAGGCATATCAACCTTTCGGCTCCCACAATCTTAGTGAAAGGTAACTAAGAAAGCTTAATGAGCCTATTATTATTTATATTAAGGGGTGGGCTTTTACCCCCACCCCTTTTGGTTAACTACCAAGCACGTTAACTACTAAGCTCCCGGACTTCCATACACTCCACGGAATTCAGACCAGCCCCTGATCCAACGGGACCGAATCTTGACTTTCATGCTGGAACTTTCAAAGTCCCAATCGTGCATGGTGTTAGGCTTTTCCCGCCAATAGCTTCTAACAAAATGCCTGCTAGGCTCCGCAAGAAGGAACCAAGCATCTGCATCCGTAAGATATGGCCAAGACACAACCCGCAAACCATCATCGCGGAAGGCGTTAATGGAACGATCCGCAGTATCTGGCTTGTCAGGAGACTGAATTAGCTCTTTTGCAAGCCAACTATTCTCCATAGCAACAAGCAGAATCTTTGGACGCCAATGCAGCAATTTCCCTGCATCGTCAGTCGTGTCAGCGATGTCATTGACGGCATCGCGGATAGACGAAACGCTAAGGTCCGCAGCCGTTGTCAACTCATTCTGCTCAGTCCCACCACCGATAAGGGGATGGTTCGTAGCCATGAGTGCAACACCGTCTGGTGAACCTGTAGTACTAGTAAACGCATTGTTGTATACAGAAGCATGATCTACATTATAAGCATAAGTCATGCTCTGACCAAGCGCACGGGCAGCATCACTGACAACCTCTTCTTGCTCATCGTCCAGTGCCTCTTTGGAAGCTCTGAACGCGAGTTCATAAGAGTCAGCAGTGTATGTCTTGTCATACCCCTGGGCCAGATCATCGTAAACAACATTTGCACCCTCAGACTTAACCGGCACTGAGCCAAAAGAGGCAACAGTGGTCGTCCGCACAAAGGGCTTATTCCCCATGTCACGAACGTCAAAGATAGACGACACAATGCCGTCTTCAATGTCGATTTCGTCAAAGAGCACCTGCTCAAGGAATGCAAGCCTTGATAGGTAAAGATCAGGAAGAGTAGACCTAAGAGTTGCCATATATCATGTCTCCCCTTAGATACCCGCCACTTCAAACCCACCATAGAGGTGTTCATTCAAACGAATGACCCACTTCCTAGGGGAGCCAGCAGCGGCAGCATAACTCTGAGCTTCGATTGGATGAAGGTTCATGACTTTAACAGCTAGTCCTGCCGTGGTTGCGGCACTGGAGCTATCAATCTCATGAAGACTACGGAGCGTAGTCGTATCACCAGTAGTCACCACTAGGTCAGCATTCAGTCCACGAGAAGCAGCAGTCATAGCAGTCGTATCACTATCATCCTGCATCGTGTAAAGCTGGTCCGGGTGATCGTACACAAGAACTGCATCATCAGCTACACTGGTAATAGTCCAGCCCACAGCCACACCGACTATGGTAGCGGAACTAGCCGCACTGACCGCAAGAGCACCATCGGCCTCTTGGATCAACACGTCACCAGCATAGAACGCAGCAGCAGCCGCGTCTTTACTGTATGGAGCAATTCTGAGCACTTGGTCATACGGCAATGCGCCGAATGGAGCATCAACGGCTGCTCTAAGCCAAGGCATGTAGTAGAATCTCCTATATATCTTCTTTCATGCTTGACCCCTCACCTTGAGTATGAGTAGGATGATGCCCCTCAATTCTAACATGTCGCCCGAATTTGCCTTGAGATGCAGCCTCTTTCAAAACCTGCATGCGCTCAACACTGGACATTTTCTGTCTTTCAACACGCTGAGCTTTGATACGACTTCTCGATTCAACCCAGCTTTTAAACATCCAAGCGAGGATGTCGCCACCCTGGCCACCTCTGCGTACGTTATTTTCAGGACTAATCATCTGTCTCACGATGACTTTCACTCTTGAATCGCTTGCCATCACTGGTTGCCAATCTCTCCAGCCAAGTTGATCAATCAATCTAGGATTAATCCACCGTAGCTCCCAGTTATCTGGAACAGTGACAAAGCGCCTTGCATCCGTGTCATGCTTACCATAGTTTGGCAGCACTTCCCACGGAGGAGGTGGTTCTGTCATGTCGATAGTGACACCAGTATCCGGCTCTTTCCAAGTAGTGATCTTTTCATCTAGTAAAGATGAGTCAAACACTTTGGTTGGAATGGTCCCCAGTTCTTCTGCTACTGGGGCGTTTTTAAGTTCCTCCACAATTGAGCTTCCGAGGCGAGGGATTCCTCTAGGCATGTTATTTATTACCTTCCTGTTCACGAATAATGATCATAGCAGCCGGGTCCAGGCCACTCCTTCCAGCAGCTTGCCTGTCCTCAAAGCCTTTCTTTGCTTTCTTAATGAAAGCAATGGGGTCCTTAGCGCCCATACGCTTTGCTAAGTCAAGTTCTTTTTGAGTAATTACGATGTCCCCCGGTTTAGCAGGAATACGTCGTACAGTTGAACCCTCTATAGCCGAAGCAGGCGCATTTTGTGCAACTGGCAACGGCTTAGGTGGGCTAACTAACTCATGATTCTCAACAATAGCAGTCTTAATGGCTTCAAGATCAAGTGCATTTTCGCTTGGCCACTGTCCTAATCCACGAAGGACTGACTTAGTTCTAAGGGCCGCTTGCGTAAGCGGGTTAGAAGGATCAGTCAACTGTGGGTATCGAGCATAGATTACGCGAAGCTGGTCAGCAATAGCTCGTTGTATACGGTCTGCTGCCATTGCTCGCTGAGTCATACGATTAGTAAGCTCTAGCTGAGCTTGGGCATCCCCCATTGCAGCGAGTCTCGCAATATCTTCATCTGATTGAGATGGAGCCTGCTCAACTTGCTGTGTTTGGGGCTTATTCGCAAATGCGAGTTCACCAAGCATCTGCTCAATTCGGCTGAACTTGCGGTCCATTTCAGCCTTCAGATTTTCTACTGGCCGCTCACCAGTTGGAGGAATTACATCAGTTTTAACGGGCTGAAGTACCGATTCCTCTTTTGGCTCTTCCAATATAACTGTTGGCGAGTCAGTTATCACGCCTTCTACTACTTCTTCATGAGTTGGCATTTTGTCCTTTGGCTATTTACGCAGCCACCCGAAGAGGTTTAGTTAAAATTTCCCCGCAGTTGTGACAGTAGAACCAGACTTGAATCCACCTACTTTAGTAGACTCTTCCTGTCTCTTGGCTCCAATATCACCACTAGGAGACTGGCTTGCGCCAGCAGGCATCTTACTCTTTGAATGTTTACCGTGTTTCATAGTTGCAAATTCCTCCAGTTGTTTTTCACTCATTCCAGTTTGGGTCTTTTTACCAGTACGTTTTCTACCAAGTTCTGCACCAAAAAATCTACGTTGCTTTTCGCTAACTGCGGGCATACCGTCCCCTACTCTCTGTTTCTTCTACAATGGATTTAGGCAAGAGAAGGACATCTTTCGTACCAAAGTAAACACCTTGCCAATAGCGAGTATCCATCTCTGAATGCAAGACCCTATTAGTTTTGTCTTCAAGCATGGCTTCAATATGTTTCTTAAGTACTTGCCAGTAAGCAGTGCTTAAGAACTCTTGCATGACTTGGGCATCATGAATCCACTCTGCCTGTGTTTGATCCATTACATCATCCCTGGTGCGCCCATATTAGCGCCAGGAGAGGGAGTCTGCGGAGCCTGTTGGCCAGTCTGTGCATTCATAGCTTGTGGGCCAATTTGTGAGCCTTGGCTTGGCTTCCCTCCACCCTTTGCCATTAGTTGTTGAGCCATAGATTGCATTTGCGCTAGCCTTAAAGTCTTTGAGACGTGTTGCTGGAGTTTAGCAATGCCAACAGGACCAAGTGTTTGAAGAACTACTGTATTCTCCAGTTGAGCCATATGCAACTCTAAGTGTTGTAGAGCATTCTCTAGAATAGTTGGCTCCCTATCTCCACCATCAACGAAGATTTGTAGTTCTTGTTCAGGAGTATAAACAATCTCTTCATCTCGAATAGGCTCTAAGATAAGGTCTGGATCACTCTCACCATAACTACGGTAAAACTCCCTAAGTAGTCTGTGCAGGCCCTTTGTGCCAATGGCCCCAATTTGTAATAGAATGGGACTAAGAGCAGTAGTAAGTTTGACTGTAGCATCTTCCCGCATCACTTGACGATTGAGGGTTTCAGCAGTAGCGGTTAACTTTAAATCAAAATTCCCAAGCAGTTCACTACGATCTGTGAGTGTAATTAACTCAGGAATTCTCCCAGTGACACGGAATTCTCTTCCGGGGGATAAATATTGAGCATCCAATGCAAGAATATGGCTGAACACTTTCTCCCACATAGATTGGAAGGCTCGCATTGCTGTGCGGAATCTTAATCCGGCCTCACTAAGTAGAGCCGAAGTCCCACTAGCAGTCCTAGTAGCACCAACCCGATTGGGCTGCCTACCAAGAACAATGTCAGGAAGTCCAGTAAGCCGCTCAAAATATTGGTAAAGAAGAGCCTCTTCAGCCTGTCCAAATTGTGTTCCCCCCTGCCAGTTCATCATTAAGATGTCACGAGAGGGGTCATCAATTGGAACTCCCTCGCCAGGACGGAGCTTATAGCCAACTGGACTATGAGTAGAACTGGCCCTATAAAAGTAACCAGGATTGTTTTGAATAGTTCCAGCATCTACCCGCTGATTATGAATTGTATTAATTTCTTCTTGGATACCTCTAACTATCTCTGCAAAGCTGACCCCGTAGAATCTCCCCGGAATAGGCAAGTATCGTCCCACGACGAAGGGTCTAAGTCCATGGGCAAAGACATTATCCAAATAGTCCCATCCAAGGAGCTTGTCTGGCAATGTGGGACAGGACCACGTAATGATTTCTTCTTCAAATCCATCTTCATCTATATCCCAACGTCTGTAGTCTTCAATGATTTCATATTGAATAGTCTTAACATCTGTTTCTCCATCGGGGGCTACTCCTTCAATACTAGCTCTGTTATCTTCTACTCCTACTTGATCATCTGCTATATTCTTTCCAACCCCTTTGACTACATTGATTAGCTCTTCTACTCTGTCTTGATAGAAACGGTTTTCTTGTACCTTTCTACGAAGATCATTTTCATATAACCACAATCTTTGAGAACAGAAAGGCATTCTTTGAACATCATCCCCAGCATTGACAGGAACCAAGAAGTCTTCAGCAGTGATTAATTCAACCCTTGGGCCATCATATACTAATTCATCTTTTTCTATTAATGCTAAGGTTTCTTTATCAGTATATTTAAACTTAGCTTTAACCTTCCGCTCAGTGGAGCCAGATTTAAGCGTGCCTTCCCATACATTAGTTGTAGTTTGCTCAAAGTCTTCTGGAAGGCTAGGACCAAAGAGAGTCCTCAGCATAATGCTTGAATCTGTCGCAGTAGGAAATCTGCGGAGGGCTTTTACCTTTCGTCTATCAGTACGCCATAGAATTTTAATAACCACAGTGCCGGGGATAAGGAAGCGATGAGCCGATTCACTAATTAATGAATCAAGATCAAGTTCGTTCTGAATTTGCCAGTTTATAAAGAGTTCTACAACATCTCTCTTTTTATCATCTAAGGCTTCAGTAGGTTTGGCAATGAGAACTGGATCACCACCTAGAATGGTTTCAGTTAATCTAGGTTTGAGTGTTTCAACTCCCAGCATAGTGAGAGGAACATGGAAGTTAGAACATCCTGGCCAAGGGAAGTCTTTTCTTGGCAGTCTACCATGATATAGATTATCCCATTCTATAAGACGAGTTTCCCAGTCCATGCGGTCAAGAAGTGCTGCTCTATAGTCAGAATGAATCATTCTAACCAAGTCTTCTTCATCCCGCTCATCGAGACGTGGAATTAATTCATCTAATAGCTCATCCGCCTCTGTCTCAGGAGGAGCTTCTACTGGCTGGATTTCTTCAACTACTTCTTGTGCGTCCATTTAGTCTCTGACGGTCCCATAGCCCATGTAATTAACTGAAGGTTGCATAAGTTGAGCAGCATTGAAGTGAATCCTACTTAATCCTAATTTAGAATGTAACCCAATTACAAGATAGCGCAATGAAGCCATAATATCAGCCCAAGGATGTGTATCATCATCAGGCTCTTCTTTAATACGGCCATCTCTAGTCTCAGGGAAGATATAACGACCTAGGAAGGCTTGGGTCAAAGTGGGGCAAGTGGACTCATCCACCCTAAGACCCGGCGTGCCATCAGCACGCATGGAGAGGAGTCTGTGCACTAAAGTCCTTCCATCCTTCCTAGACCATCCATATTCATAATTAGCATTTATACCTAATCCAGACAATACTTCAGTGTCTCTCTTTTCGTTCTTCTCAGATTCTAGAGATTTAACTTGTTGCCCCGCTGGATCACAATAATCTTCATATCCCGCTGCATGAAGAGGATACCAGTCTTCACAGAGTTTAATTACTCGTTGGGCAAAGTCATTAGTAATTTGGTTTCTTCCTACAAGTTCTTTAATTATACAGAGTCTACCTTCTTTATCTATTTGAGCGAAGAGGCAAGCTGGAGCATGGTAGCCAAAGTCCCAACTTCTGTAGATTACTTTGTGTCTGTTGAATGGAATTAGTTGAGTATGATATATTTGGCTGAATTGGGGGAAGACCCGGCTGCCTTTTCCTACAAAAAAGTTAATGTTATATTCACGCTCGAAATCATTTGGGTCGGGGAATTGAGTCTTTTGCACGTCCACCCATTTTTGTGCTCGTTCCCTTTTTAACAGATCAGAGTTATCTGGGTCAAGGTCCGGGTTAGCCGTAAAATGCAGTCTAACAGCAGTAAACCCCATTGCGTTTTGTGATACACTAAACCCTTTCATTAAGGAATAATTATCCTACTCTTATCCTCTTCTGCTTTCTTTATCATATTATAAGCTCTAGCATATTGAGAATGAAGCATATTCATACTAATTCCTTGAATCATATGGTCAGCGGGGATTCCAAAGTCACAGTAAATATCAAAGCCTGCTTTCTGTGCTCTGGAACAGAATGCAACGTCATCACTCATTACTTGGCAGCCCCAAGCATTGTATGTTACATTGAAGGGAGCTTTCATATCTGGATGCTCTAAGACTGTCCGTTGAATAGCTATACAACCCGTTGCTACAGCATCACACACAACGAGGGCAGGGTTCCCGTAATACTCAAAAGGCTTCTCAAATGGAATGTAAACTTTCCGTTCCTTCTCAAATGTGAATATTCCGGGGAAGGGCAAATTAATCTCTGGTCTGCTGATAAAGTAAGGTGCCCCTACGATAGGCTCATTGTGGTTAAGAATGTTTAATAGGTTCTTATGGGGGACAACCTCTTCATCTATCAGGATGAGATAATCATACTTTGCTGGGTGCTCAAGAAAGGTTCTTACTATAGCATTTCGTACATCACTGATACTTAACTTACTAGCAACGTATTGAATAGGAGGTAATGTAGGGCTAGCATCACGAATAGCTTGGAGTCTAGTTACTGTATTAGAGTCTATTAAGCCTTTAGTAGGAACTGCCAGCAAGACTTTATTTAGTTCTAGCATGGTCCTCAAGATGCTTTATAAACATTTGTCTCAACTCGTGGAGGTCGTTAAAGATTATCTTTAACACAAATAAGAGATTGACGCCACTAAGCATCACCCCGGCTAGGGAAAGATAGAATTCCATGATTATTTAAGGTTTGGAATCAAGTGAATGGGCAAGAAGATGGCCATAGAGGATTGCCCTCCAGGACCAGCAGCTAAAATCCCCACAATGGTTTTCTGCTTAGTAGAAATGACAACTGACCCCGAGTTTCCTCCGGCACTATAAATGTTCGCTCCATAATAATGGTTCCAAGCTAGGGAAGACAAACTAACGTCCTTAGAGCCAACTATTCCCTGTACAGCTAGGAAGTCCACACCAAAGGGAACCCCCACCATAACAAGGTCCTCGCCTATGATTAGCTTTTCGGAATCTCCAATAGGTAATGTGGCTTTAGAGCCCATTTCTGCTGTAAGAATAGCCCAATCGTGTCCACTATAGTCATCAAGATCAGTACTGGTAGCTGACTTTCCGCTTCGTAAGGCAAGTCCAGATTTAAGCAGGGTTGCTTTGTAAAATGTCCTATGATCTTGGGTTACTAAGAAGTCAGTGCGCTTGAGTTCACTCCCTAGAAAGCAGTGTCCCGCTGTTAGGAGAAGAGTACGACTTGCATTGCTATCAAAGGCACCTGAAGAGCATACCGCACTCATTCCACCCACTGAGCGTACATATATGGCCCAAGAGGCTTTCCGAACAGTTTGGAATAGGTCCTCATAGCCTGCAAAAGCTGTTCCACTTGAGAAGCCAAGAAGAGTACTTATTAAAAGAATGCTTCTAATGAGTAATTTCACAAACTATCCTTCATCAAATGATATTAAGTTGTGCCCATGATACAAAAGAGCAAAGGTGTTACTTGGTCCGTTTGGTGTACTTACTGCAATGAATTTAGTTGCCTTTTGAATTAAGGGTGCCACAGCTTGATAAACACCTTTTGCTTCTTCTTGATATGCGAATTCATCTTCCACTATGAGGCTGGCTGTTTTACCACGTACTTGGTTAGCCCCACCTGCTACTGCTTCAATCATGCTCCCATTTGGATAGCCTAAGACACCAGCAGTTTCTTTAAGTGGTTGCCTGAGCCAGCTTGGAAGATTTCTTTCTATGAATTGCATTCTCCCGAAGTAACCTGTATCTTTATCTCCACCTGCCATACAAACCATCTTATGGGCATCTTCTGCCTTTTGTGTCTGCCAAACTATATACTTGTTAGAATGAAACCTAGCAAACCATACACAGTAAGTACAGAGTGCCCAGCTCACGAACATTTGTCTAGACTTGGCTATAGCAACTCGCTGGTTTGTAGAGATTACTTCCCATAACTCTTTGAGATATTCTAATTGAGGATAAGACTTAACACTATCTTGATCAGCTTCATCCCTGGTCTTTACAAACTGTGTGAAGAACCAGCCATCTTTTGCACACCGCTTTAGTGCTTCTTCTCTAAGAGCATGAACTAGTCTAGCTGCTTCCTCTTTATTTTCCAGGAGTTTGTCTAGATTGGCTGGTTGATTCATAGTTTGATCCAATTAGAGCTTTAACAAGTGCCTTAGCTTCTTCACTTAGATCACCACTTACAGTATGTTCTACTTGGGCACTTACTTTTAGATTCTCCCCACTGGAAGAGCTTGCTACTTTCTCTAGTGCTGCTAATCCTCTAGTTATATAGTCAAAGGACTTAGCGTCTGTCTTCTCTTTAGAGACAGTATTTAGCCAATCATAGACTTCTGCATTGACTTGTTGGATGCTAGCTAGACTGTGAATACGGATAACTTCTCTTACTTTAGTTGCAAACTCTCTTACTTCTGGTCTATTGAGAATTCCTCTGACAGCATAATCACTTAAGTCAAGGATTTTTACTATTTTTTCCCTGGAGATACCTAGTGCATACATGGCTGCTGCACTATTAGCATCCATGGCCCCAGGAATTTTCTTCCTTCTTCTTGGGGCTTTATTGTTAGTTCCAGGTGGGTTACCCCCACGTTTATTTTGTTTCTCTCCATGCGTCCTTCTAGTTATGAAAGGAGCCCCTTTATAATGTGGAGGGCATTCTCCTTCATAAGTAGGGGTCAAGGAATAACCTTCTAGCTTAAGGAGAGGAGCACCTATTTCACTTTTTTCTATTTCTGTCATGCTTAAGAGTACTTAATCCAAGGCACCCAATAAGGATAACTGGGTGTATAAGGGTATTGGGGAGTTAGGTCTCTACCACAAGTAGGGCATCTATGACAAGTAGGACAAACATAGGGGATAGAAGTGTAGTTAAGAGTAGTCCTATCAGTAGTTGTATCACTGGGGGATGTACTATCTGGCATAAATTCCTTTAATTAACATATTTAATAGAGGTTTAGTTAGACTTCTCAGCTTTCAAGGCTTTATATGAGAGTTAGTCTAACTATTGCTACAATTTGTAGTATATTCGTAGCATGGATATATCAATCTGTAGTCACCTCACTTGTTAAATAACCGGCTCTATGACAAATTGGCAGACTTTCTTCTTTCATATTATTCCCTGTATTTCCGTTCTCCTATTATATAGGAATATAGAAAATGGAAACACTGTTATATTTCAAGTAGTTCCGTGAAACAGTCCCCCTAGAAGAATTGTTAGAATTCCTTAATGAATCTAGATAGTTTCAAGTGTTTCCTTAGTTTTGTTAAAATTGACTTTCTCTTGAAATAGCATTTCTCCTTACTGCTATTGAGGTTAGCTCGCATAAATAGAGAAGTCAATGGCACTAGGTACTTAGAGAGCTAGTTAAGGAATTCAATTAGTTATGCTGAATCCTCTTTAAAGCCCCTTTTCTTACTGAAATCCCTACTAGCATTGCTATATAGCAATGCTATCTTGGGGTGTAGCTTGGAATGCTAGTGCGGAGAATATTCATAGTAAACTCCGCATTGATGCTTGGAAGGCAGAAAGGGAAACCTCGCACAGGGAAAATTATGGAATTTTTTCAAACATTTTCCCTCTTTGAAAGAAATTGGGGAATTTTTTCAATCCTTGGGACTCCTCTCATTAATAACAGTACTATGACTGTTTATCCTCGTAATTGACATAGATACTATATAACGTGGTATCTCTTCTCTGGCCCCTTGGCTATACCTGGCCCTGTGGGGGGGCTTGGCTCCCTGGTCTGACCATTGGACCAACTGACCACTAGACTCAGCATATGTTGAGTGTTCCTCCCCTGGCATGCATCTTGCAAGGGCTCGCACAAGTCAATTTAGGGCAGCTGGCATGAGAAATGCTGCTTGCAAGTAACATACCAAGGGCTTAGATAATAAATGGTATGGATTATGCATTTGCAAGAGTTGTGCCAAAGAGACAGTGAGACATAATTGCCCCAGTGGGACATGAACGGGTGAGGCATGAATGCCCCAATGCAGATTGACACGTCAATCATTTCAATACTTTGCCATATTGCCTGGGATTGTCTCATTTATAAGAAATCTAATGATTTCGCATAGTTAGGGGGTTTGGCATAGCGTCTGCATATTCTCAAAGGTGGTATCCCACAAGGAAGGAAAGGTGACATGATGATATGTCATGTTTGCGGCCTCACAACGATGGAGCCGATCTGCCAGGCTCCAAAGCCTGAGAGCACATGACAAAACAACAGGCGATCAAAATTCTACTCTGTCGTGTACGCGGTCTGACAACCTGGAGTTTCCCGGGTGGCTCATTCGGTGATTCTTATCCACTAGACTCGCGTGGACATGAACTGGAGCTGATCTGTCAGGCTCCACCAGTCAAAGCCCGTTAAAGTTTCACGGGTAGTACTCTTTGACAACTGAATAGGTTAGGGGTTAGGCCAAGGGGACAGGAAAGGCACTGTCAAATGGCCAAGAACAATCGTTACAAGGCTGCCATCGGCACATTCAAGGCTGAGGTTGGCCAAGCCTCCGCCATCCCTGTTGAGCGCATGGCAAGTGAATTGCAAGGCGCAATCGAGCGAGCCGAATCGCTTGCTCCTGGTAGTGACCACGCCAGAGTCGAGGCTTTGGACATTGCCAGCAAGTTTATCACGGCGGGGTACGGGCGTCGGAAGGTTGAAGTGTACATGGGGCGCAAGCCTGCTACTCTCCAAAGGTACTTCACCGTGGCTCGTGCCTATGTCAAGCAGACGGTTCCCATCCCTGAGGGGTGGGAGAACTGGCGGAATGTATGGGAGGCCCACTCGCTCCGCGAGCTTGCCCAGATCGTCAAGGTCAAGCGAGCTGCACCGACACTAGACGATCTACTCCGGAGAGGCTACATTCGGGCAATCCGGGCCGTCCGCACTTCCGAGTATGTGTATGATGGCTTGGCTGAACAGTGGCATTCCACTAACCTACGGGAAGTGTTCGGAAACTTCATCAAGACGGGCGACGTAATGGAGCATGCACTATTCGTGGGTGATCCTGTTACAGATGAACAGACTCTCAAGATGCTGGGTGCAATGTTTCTTCTCGACGAAGAAAACAACTAGAGTCTCAAGCCTACCCCAACCTAAGCGGGAACAATGGGTCAATGTCAATATGGCATTGGCCTTTTGTTTTGCAACTCCTGTACCAAAGTTTAGTGGTATGATGGCCTGGTGGTCGGACCACAGATACCACGGTATCAAAGGGAGAGTAAAAGGTGATGAAGCATACATGGTATGGTTGTCCGGGGCGGTTAGCAAAGTCGCAATTATTTTTGCTACTGTTACTTGGCAAGCCCACCGAAAATGAAAAGTGTTCTTTTTGTTCTGACCTTAGCGAAGTCGTGTTAGGTGCGTGGTGGACTATTCTATATGGGGGTTCATCACGGATAGACAATTAAATGAGCAAAAATGATAAGGAAAGCGAGAAAATGAACCCATATGTTACCACACTCTCTCCAGATCACCAATATGATCTTCTCGCGGCAGTCCGGGGGCCAGACTGTCCCAATACTATCCACAACTGTACCTGTGAAACCCTCAAAAGCATTGTAACAGCGCGCGTCCGAGCAATTCTCTTCTCTTACGTGGGCGGGGCAGCAATAAATGATGAGCCCCTTACGGAAACTGACCTTTTGGCCGTTGCTAGGATAACCAAGAAAGTTGAGATTCATGCTGTCCATTATGTGCAACATCTGAGCGCCGCTGTCTGGGCTTCACAGGGGCATCGAATTTGGGGAGGTAGGGGACATGCACTTAGTATCACTCTCTTTGTACGGGATGTCCAATGAATGCCTACAATGACCCAGTAGGCTGGGCTAAAAAAGTCTCTGGCCGCACTTTTCAGCTAAAGGATTATTACTTTGCTATTCAGAGAATCAGAGGACTGGGGCGACGAGAAATACCAAACAATGGTGAAATAAGGCCAACCCTACTTGCATTCCAATTCCACCAAGCATTATTATTCAATGCAGAGAAGAATGAGCCCTTATTGAGACAATTGCATGCTGTCTTTTATGGCTGGGTTCAAATAGATAATTTCCAAGTACCAATTTTTTGCAAAGCAATTGGTTGGCCGCCTGAGTGGTCAAAGGCGCTTGCTAGCTGGCCGAACATGCGGCGGCATATCTTAGTTTCACTAGCTGCTGAAGATAGAAGACAAATACTAAGAACGCTCCGTTCATGCGTCTACGACAATTGGAGTCGGTGCTAAATGCGATTAACCTGGAGGCCTGTTATAACAGGATATAGGGGGAATAACTCAAAATGTCAAGCTAAACCGAGTTGTCCTAATAGTGCTGCACAGGTCATAAATGGACAATCCGTGTGCATTGCTTGTGCAATCACTGGCATGCTAGCATTGTTAGGACACAAAAAACAAAAGGGGAGGTTAAATGATGTGTAATCTGAAATCTCCCTGTACTCCCCCCCTCCGCATTTATCATCAAACAGGGGGGCATACGGTTCTAGCTTGTATGAATGGACATCACTTCATTCTAGGAGAGCCCCCACCACCACCTATTAAATCGGGAAGCTCGCATAAGGGAAAAAGTTGGCGTAAGTTTATTAAATGATTGTAGGCAATGCCTCTAAACCCATGAGGTAAATGAAAAGTGGCTGAAAAGAAAAAAGAAGCTACAAATAACAATCTCCCACCAGAGCAACGCCTAGCTTGGATTCTTGATAAAGCAATCGCGGACCCAAATATGGGCATTGTTACTTTCATTGGTCCTACGCAGCAAGGGAAGACACATTTCATTCGGGAATATTTAAAAGAGCATGGGCTTGAAATCATCATGCTCAACCCACAGAATGATCTTCCTGAAGATATTGGCGGCTGGCCTATGAGAAAAGGAGGAATTCTCTCATTTACCCAGCCTAGTGCTATTCCAGGTAGATTGTTAGAGAATCTGGATTCTAAATGGGCATTGTATATTGATGAAGGGGATAAAGCAAGAGATGATACTTTATCTTGCTTGTTAACCCTTCTCAATCCCGATGAGCGTAGATTGCGGGAGACGGTTATTCCTTTGCATGTTCCAATTATCATGAGTATGAATGAGCGTTCTACCTTACCAGAGCCATTTGTAGCTAGATGTTTGTTTATTGTTTTTCCACAGGAAGATATGTCTGTAACAACACGACCTGATCTACTTGTAATAAAACACTTTGCTGAAGAATTATGCCCACCCCCCAAAGTTTCATTCCCTGCAAGACCAGATACACCAGGAAGTTTGCATAAGTTAGTTAGGTGGATGAAGTTACCAGAGTTTTGGAAAGATGAGGGAATAAGGTGGGCAATTGTTCGTGGATTGTTTAGTGAAAAAGGAGCAACTGTAGTCATGTCTCGCCTTATGGACGTTGTGCCTAAGCACTGTAAAGAATGGGCTGAAGTGGTGAAATCAAGTGATTTGAATGAGAACATTATTGAAATCTTGAGTGCAGCGAATTATCAGGAAGCTGTAGACGTGTTGACTGTCTTAGCAAAGAGAGCAAATGAGGACCCAACCGGTGAATTGGATAAAATGTTTACTGCTTTCTTAAACACACCTAAAGCTTTGTATGGGGTTAAACGGCCTGCCCATTTGGATATTGGAAAAGCTGCTTTGAAAGAAGTCCTTGGAAAAATAAAGAGTGAAGATGCAGTTACAGAGAAGAAAAAGTAATGTTGCCCCATAGAAAACTTATTGTTAAGGGGTGTGGCCATCTTTGTTTGAAAACGGCAAATATTGCCCTAACTACTAATCGTATTTACCAGTCCACGGCAAAATGCGCTTTATGTGATCCTAGTATACGTGGACTTTGTGCTGTTTGCCAGGAGGGAACTAGTGACAAATCGACTGCCATCTGAAGTACCGCCAGCGGTTGCTACTTTCCTTAACCTGTGTGATGAAATAATAGACGCAAAATTGCCAATGGGGCGACTTGGTACTAGTTTAGTAAAGGGAAAGCTGACGTTATATTTAGGTGATAGTTATTTACAGTCTGATGAAGAACAAAAGATAGATGACTTAAAGCACGAAACTGGACATTTTGTGCTTCAGCATTTACCTAGGTGCGGCGAGAGAGATAAAATTCGGTTCAATTTAGTATGTGACGCATCATTAGCATATCAAGGAATAAACATAACTTTACCAACTGATGTAACGTTTGATAAGCTGCCGTGTAAACACGGCGGAACTGTTCCACCTTCTGCACCTGAAGTAGCGTATGATCTACTAGCTGAGAATCCCAGTGGAGAGAGTTGTGGCTCTTTAATCATTTCCTTTTGTGATGACACACCAGAGAGTAAAGCTAAGTTAGCAATAATTGGAGCAATCATTAAAGCAAAGCATCCTGATTTTCTACAGTTTAATGGTGCTGGAAATGAAGCTGGAACTGGTAGAAGCATTCCTGAAATTCCGCCCCAACCTCCTTGGATACGTAGTGTACTTGATTATTTATTGAAGACTACTCGTTCTTTAGACAGGCGCCGTTCTTGGAGAAGAGAACACCGAGCACTTCCCGATTTACTTCCGGGGCGTTCTAGAAGCTATGATATTGCTTGTAGGATACTGTACGATGCTTCAGGATCAATTAGTCAAGAGTTATCTGCACAATTCCTTGGAGCTATAGCAAATACACCTGAATTAGCGGGCTCTGATGTGGTAGTGTTTGATACAAAGATTAGTAAACCTATACCCGTAAATAACATAAAGGCTATATGTGACAAAGTAGAAGAAATGGGGGGTGGTACTGCTATCAAGAAAGCAGGTATGAAGGGGCGGCTACTTACTGTCCCAATTGTGTGGCTAACTGATTGCGAGAGTGGAGACGGATTTCCTCCACCACACGATACTGTAGAAATATGGTGCGTAAGTGGCTCAGCTAATCACCCTCATGGAATAAGGGTGCAAGTTGATTAAGGTTATAGAGAAGAGCGACAGTAAAATTCCCTTTTTATGCATTAGTGCAGACATTTTGACCGGCATGCATTTGCATTTAAGTCCTTGTGGACACATTTATGATAGAGGGGACGGTGGTATTCAGGCAAGGCATAACCTCTGTATAGAGTGTTATGAAAACAAATGATTGTAATAGAACAGCCTCCTTTTGATCCTTGGTTCTGTATACTTGTTCATAATCGGATTCATTTACATCTTTGTGCAATATGTGGATGCATTAACGATACTTTGGGGGAATTAGATCAATTTAATTGTGGAGAATGCATTGACAAAGGACGAATTAGTAGAAATAGTAATTCCACTACGCCAAGTTTACCTACCAAAACTTGAAAGATTCTTTGGATATGAAGCTGAAGATATATTTGCCAATGCTGTTGCATCAACACTTGCAAGGGCAAGTATATTCCAATCTAGTCCACATGTTCAAATATTCTTTGCTAAAAATATCAGCGGAAGAATAAAGAGTGAGTTTAGACGGAATACACGAAAGGGAAAATTAACAGATGCTTTATCTTCAGATGCTTTATCTTCAGAGCGGCTCCTTGTTACTGACATTAGTGGGCGTTATGATCTTAGGCAAGCCTTAAATCTTGCATTGGACGCACTTACTCCACCCATGAAGATGGCAGTTTGGCGTGTTCATGCATTAGGTGAAACACAAAGAATAGTTGCTAAGAGCTTGAAGCTAACCAGGGATAAGTTAAGAGTAAGATTAAAGGTTGCATTGCTTACATTAAGGGAGCACCCAGCATTAAGCCCGTGGAAACGTAGGTGATGCTGCTACCAGCCCTTGCTTGCGGGACTAGGAGCCCCAGGACGGGCTTGCTAAGGGGTATGCCCTCTCTATCCCTGCCCCCTCCCCAAGAATCGGCTTGTAAGGGGCTCTAGGGAGGTTTTGAGTGTGCCCAAGGGAGTTGAGAGGGGAGGCCGGGGCAAGGAGTGTCAAGGAGGCACACAAGGAGTGTCAACGCGCATACTATATGTAGTTTGGTTGTTTCACGCGAGGGGCAAATATTGAAGAATCAATGGAAACACCCTAAATTTCAAGTACTTGCCGGGCAAATTCAAGTGATTTCAGCAATTCTTGCTTCGAGATTGCTCAATATTTCTAGTACGTTATGGGTGTTTCCAATTTTCCTCTCCCTTATAGTATATAGTAAACTGGAAACAGACTTGGAATGAGGCATAACTTTCTCGTAACAACAGGAAAGGGAGAAACCGCAGGAAGTGCTGTATTTTGGGAGACTGCCCATGTAGCTATCTGGCAATGTGGGCACCTTTGGTTGCATGATTTTACAACTGCCCATAATGCGTGTAAGGGATGTCAAGAATGTTTCTTAGTGTAAAGTATGCTTACAAGGATTAGAAGATAAAACTTGATAATACAGCTTTCTAGAAATACCAAACTTATCCCTAGCAATAGGGGCAATTTGATTATGGCTCAATTCAGGAAACTCTTTACAGAGAGAAAGAATATTAGCTTTAATGTTTTTCAATTCTGCAAGTTTGGGGAAAGACCAAAAACCAGATTCTTCTCTAACTGCTTCAATCGTAGTATCTTCATCAAACCTTGGAACAATGCGGAGCTTGTTTTTATAAAGAAACCAGACAGCATCCGCTTTTCCTACCATGTAACTACTCCCTCTCCCATACGTCATGGGATCGGGGTTAGGTACATCAGGAGGGATTTTGCGAGAATGGTGAATCACCAAAAGAGAGCATTTAGGGAATGTTGATAACAAACCATCTCCAACTAGCTTCATGGTTGTGCTATCATTCTCGTCAACAGCATGCACTTCTCTCAGTACATCAAGGATTATTAATTCTGCTTGGGATTGTTCTACATAACTTCTTAAAATGTTACGGTCACTCTCTAAGAGAATATTATATCTTCCCCAGTTATCAGGATGTACAAAGAATACAGGGCCACTTAAATCTTCCCCACATTCCTTCAACGAGCGAGTTACAATGCGCCAGACTCTAGGTCGAGCATCTAATTGTAAATATAAAGAAACAATTGGTTTATCTATCTCATGGCCAAGGATAGGCTTTGCTTGTGCCGCATCCCTGGCCAATTGGAGAGCCAAAAATGATTTCCCTTCCTTTGGTGGTCCTATTAACAGGATTAATCCTTCTCGTGGTATTAGGTTTGGTATAAGCCAATCGGGTTCTTTGACTGGCAATTCTGAGTATTCATTGAGGGTTACTAGTTGACTCACCATATCTCCTTAACCGAAATACAAAAAGGCTGCCTTGTTATCAAAGCAGATGCAATTCCACCTTCTGGGCCTAACGCCTGTGGTCATTTTTGTGCTCAAATTCATGTTGCTGGATGCTGCGAATGTGGAGATACAATTCACCCCTGTTTTATTTGTCAAATTGGCAAGTAACAAGTGTCACTACTTAATAACCGAACAGACCAACTTTTGCCCGCCCTTTTTGGGCTTGGGCGGTTATTATATAATGAGAAGTGGAATGAAGTGTCATTCTGTCAATGAGAGGCATGTTACCTGCTTTGATTTTGGGGATTTCAACCTCAGTCTCTGTGCTTGTGGGCACTTTTGTTTTTTCATGTCCAGTACTTGCTGTGAATGCAATCCTTCAACTACACAACAGGATTTACGTCATTGTCTAATACACAAGTCTTTAGCCCCTCTCAAACAGCAGGCTATCTCTTCTGTCCAATGTATCGTTGGCTCAGACAAGAAGGTTGGAGAGAGAGAAAAGTAAATGCACGAGACATTGGGGCCGCACTTGGGAGAAGTTTCGCAGCAGGTATTGCTAATTATAATGTTGCGTGCAGGGATCATGCATCAACCGGAAGTGGAACAAAGGTTGCTGAAGCTGTGTCCGCAGGGCTTTCTGAATTGGACACCACAATTAAGGAAATGGTTAGCACTAGAAATGCTGGAGATCAAGAAGCAATATATGCTGCACTCCCTGGGCGGCTTGAACGTGCACTTTCCAAAAGCATAGAATATGACCCAATTCCTCCCACATGGGAAAAAAGGGACGTGGAATTTGTCCTGCCCGACTCAGGGAATAGCCGTATTGACTTGGGGTGCTGGGATGGGCAAAGTCCGGTCGTGGTGGATTATAAACTCAAACTCAGACTGGATTCACGATATAGGATGGCTGAAGTTAAAAGGCTCCAAAGAAATTGGCAAATGTTGCATTATACCTTTTTCTACGGACAGTATTTAAAGAAACCAGTGAATCGATATATAGTTCTATTAACTGTGTTAGAGCCAAAATTTGAAATCCTCCCAATTGACTTAACTACTAGGTGGGTTACTGAAGAAGAGTTAGCCCAGTGGCATGCATTTGCTAAACAGGTTTGGGCAGATATGGCTGCTGAAGATAGCGGAGAGAGATTAACTAGAGGTAAGACTGAGTGCGAAAATAGGTTTGGACCTTGTGAAATGGTAAGGATGTGCTGGGATTACCATTATGATAATAGCCTTGCCCCGCATGATTATATTAAAATATGATTGAGCCAAAAACGCTAGGCTGGCTAGCAGGAATTATTGAGGGAGAAGGCTCTATTCACGTACTCGATAGATTAGGTAAATCGTTAGGGGTTTCAGTTGGGATGAATAGTAAGTATGTGAAATATGTTAATTGAGGATTTAGTAACGGGCACATTTTGGGTAACTACAACTAGTTCAGGGGTGTATGTAGCTAAAAGCAGAAAATCTCCTCCACCTTTAATGCTTTATAAAAAGTGTGGCCATATCAGTACAAAGAAGACTTTAGTTTTACCTTGTGAGTGTAAAGAAGAAAAATGATTTATGTATTGGGTGGCAATGAGTGGGGAGCGTATTTCAGTTCTGGTGCAATAAATGAGGCAGACCCCAACTGTAAAGGCATGATTGTAGTTTTACATTGTGGGCATATAATTGATAGGCAGGCTGAGTTTCCTGAACACTGTAAGGAGTGCCCTAAACATTATAATGAGAGTCCATAATGATCAATCTTGAAGCTGGAACATGGGGAGATACTCATGTATGCATTGTTATTTACGATAACATATATCACATTTTGACCCACATTGAACTTTACCCGTGTGGACATTTGATTCAAGGAGACGGCTCTAAGGGATTTTGTAATTGTAAGAATGGGGCAAAATGAGAAAAAAACTTGACCTTAATTTACGTTCAATGGACAAATTTACTATGCTAGTCCATGGAAGTTACTCAACTGGAAAAACCCACCTTATTGGTGACATGCTCCGTCATGAAAGTAAGGTGGGGCCAACCCTCTTTATTAACATAAAAGGGGAAGACGGTTCCCTTTCCATTGCTGATATGGAGCTGGGGGAGACTGGTGAGACTGTAGAGAATCTTAAAGATTGGAAAGAGTTAATTACTGAATATAAAGGAAAGAACTTAAGGGGGCTTGGGCTTGATTCCATGAAAGCCCTCTGTCGTATAGTCATGGAGGGAAAGATCAGTGTTGATAGACCACCTGAAAAGACTGAATATGGCTTGATTCATTGGTTCATGGAGTCTCTTACTAAAGAGCTAAGAACACTTGCGCCGGTTGTGCTCTGTGTCTGCCCATCAGACAAGAGCATAAATCAGATAGATGGGAGAACATATATAACTCCCGATCTACCCGGAAGGGAGGCGGCGGGGAGTGCGGGTTGGTTTGATGCAGTGGGGTACTTACGGGCAGAAACTATTTCAGCGATCCGGGTGGATAGAACCATAACTTTTGCTCCTAATCCTGGGATAGTAACCCGAGTACGCTTACCAAGACCTATAACACAAGATATTCTTATTCCCAATGGAGGTGGGGGATGGCAGACAATAATGGATATCTTTCAGAAGAAGCTAAATGAGGCGAGTGAAGCTAAACACTAAAGGATTGAAGGAAGGAGATGGTTATTAACGAAACTATTTATGAGTTGACAGAAACGAATGATTTACAAGTTAAACTAGAAAGGAAAAGAAAAGTGGCTAGCAAAAAGAACAACGATCCTTTCAGGATGTTTGATAATCTCCTTGATGCTCTTCAACAGGAGTATGACTCCAAGCAGATTGGCCCCTCGTTTGAGGATGCTTTGAACAAGTTGGAGGATGCATTCTCAGTTGTAGTGGACTATGTAGCCAAAGATTAACCCAAGAATCACGAGGGCGGAGTACGCTTCCAGGTTCCATCCTGGCGGGGTGCCCCGTCAGTCAAGCCGGAGAGCCATTGGGGTACATCAAAACCCGCGAATGGCCTTGCTGACGCTAAGCGTGGCATGAAAGTGCTCCGGCACCTTTACTCTATATCATAATGCAAGGATTTAATTACCTAAAAACTTGGGAGGAAATGTCATCTTGAGAGAGTTAGAAATTTCTGAAATCATGAACGAAGTAGCAGAAAGTGGCCTCAAAGGTGAAGCCACTATTGTTAGAACTGTGCCTACTGGTAAGTATGCTTTGCGTTCTCAGGGCGGAAAAGCCTACGTTGATGATACTGAAGTACCCTATCTTAACGTGAATGTGATCTTTGAGCAGGACGGAGCGAGGCGGGGGAGTGGCTTTCTTAAGGCTACTTGGAAGAAGGAGCGGACTACTACTGGTAAGTTGACTAGGAGGGCATCCCTTTATGGTCAATTGCTGAAGGCATTAGATTTACCTGAAGATACACCTGTTCCTAAAGTGCTAGATGCTATTCAAGCTACTGTGTTAGGGGCGTATGTTACCGAAGGGCTGAAGAGTCCTGATGGTTTGTTTGTTGGCATTGGTGCTGAACATAGGGATAGAGAAGGTACTCCCCAACAAGTTACTAAGGAAGAGGCACAATCGTTAATCGCTGCTGGGTGGACTCCATTTAATAGCATTGTGAATGTGTTTAAGTTAAAGGGCTAGTGTACACAGAGAAATTGAGTGTTTTTGGTGTTTCTGTGAAAAGTAAGTTTGATACATATACTCTTGGAGCAGCCTTAGTCTTAACTAATAGATTGAGCAATGAACCAAGGTATTGGGAACTTTGGCGAAATTGTGGACATTTGAATTTTTATCAAAAAGGTGGGGAAAATCGCTGTGACTGTGATAAATTCAATGCTTCCTAAACCTGAAGCCTGCCGTCCATGCCCAATGGCGGGGGATATGCTTGGGTTCTGCCCTGATGATGAACCAGTGAATGCAGCAAAAGTGTTTGTCTTAGGGCAGAACCCAGGATCAGATGAAGAGAGCAAAGGGACAGCATTCATTGGTAAGACTGGGGATATGCTTATCAATGAATTCTTTCCTCGTGGGGGATTGATTAGAGGGGAAAATGCTATTTGTGGGAATGCCATTAAGTGCAGGTGGGTTAAAGATGGGAAAAGAGTTAATGAATTACCCCCCGCTGCAATACTCAATACTGCATTAGAGCACTGTGTTAAGGCACATCTACGTATTCCGAAGGATATTACATTGGTAGTTGCTTGTGGAGCCTTGGCATGGAAAGCGGTTGGTGGAGAAGGAAAGATAACGGATTGGAGGGGTTTTTTAAAGCCATGATGTGGGTAATGCTTCTTCAGAATTATTTTTGTATTGCTGATACTGGTATTAAATGTGTTAAAAAGCACCCACCCGCTTGGCTTTTCCCCTGTGGTCACATATGCACCGACACTACATTACCTAGTAATAATTGTCATCCGAATTGTGTTGAGAAGGAAAAATGAGGGTACACCTAGATGTGTCAGAAGATATAGTAGCTACTATTTGTGCAACTGGGGCTTGTGCGCGTTTTTCCCCCCATGTTTGGCTAAGGCGTTGTGGGCATCTTTATCTTGTTACAATGAATAATGTACGTGAACAAGCAGGGGAGTGCTCTTGCAATGGAAACAAATGATCTCCTTGATGAAATCACAATGAGAGAACCCATTGAACAGCAAGTAGTCAAAGCATTCTGTTCAACTTGTGCTTCCTTGCTCGGCAGTTTCTATGTATCTAAAGAGCAACCAATAGAAGGAGCACAAATGCGGGCCGAGCGATTAGCTAGTGGGCATAAACATTCTACAGTTAAGTTGACTTATGATTGAGCATAAATGAACCATGATTGAGACGGCTGATTATCATAACCAGTATTTCTTTGTAGGAGTTAGTGGAACAGGGAGAAGTATCAACAAGGCTTGGCTATTTCCATGCGGTCACATGGAAAATACGGAGCTATATGAAGAGAGAGAGTATTCTTGTTTTCGTAAGTGTACAGAAAAATGAAAACTCCCATTCAAGTCCACAGATTCAAGCAGCGGGATAATACCGATGTAGGACCTATTTTCTCCCTTGGGCGATTCCTAGAACCACCAGGATATGTTTGGCTTTACCGGTGTGGTCACATAATGCCTTATCCAAGTGGAACAAGAAGTGCACCTGACCAGTGTCCATGCCTGAAATATTAGCAGTCCTGCATCCAGCGGACTTGTTTAGGGACCCAAGCATGCGTCTCCCTTCTCACAGAGATTGGGCTAAAGTACAGCCTATCTTAAAGAGAGAATGGCCTTTACCTGTTCCTAGTAGATTGATTATAACACCGGAGAATATTAGTGACATACACGGTGAACAATTTGAGAAGCTTTTACTCCAAGCTCAGAATGCTAACTGGATAGCCATAGATACTGAATATGACCAAGAGACACGATTTCTCACGCTCATTGGAGTTGGGTTTAGAGTTAATGGAAAAGTCTCCGGGTTTCAAGTCTCCTGCTCTAGACTTCCAAGATGGGCAAGAGGAACCCTTGAGGGCATTATTAAGTCTTTGGTCATGGACGTTCCATGTGTATGTCAAAACTCCATAGGGGCTGAATTACCTGTTCTTAAACAGAATTTGTTTATTGAATACAAAGATTATAAACAAATTGAAGATACAATGCTAGCTCATGCTGTTCTATGGAGTGATTGGGCACATGATCTTGAATTCTTAGCATCTCTTTATAGTCCTTATAATAAAATGAAACATCTTAAGGGAATAGACTTTTTCTTGTATAACTGGGGGGATGTAATAGATACAATAGCAGTATGGGAAGGTTTGTTAACAGAGTTTAAGCAAGACCTCTTAAGTGAAGCTATATACAGAGAGCAATCTCTTAAATTAATCCCCTTAGTATTAGAAGCACATGAGCGGGGCATTAAGGTAAATAAGGCTGCTGTGGAACCCCTTGCGAAAGAGTTACTACATAGAAAAGAGAAAGCATTAATACTAGCTCAAGCAGCCTGCGGTTATCCTATTAATATAGGCAGTAATAAACAACTAGCTAAATATTGTTATGAAGAGAGGAAGTATCCAATTCCAAAGGAACGAGGAAAAGAGAAGACTACTGTAAAAGGAGATGCTATTGCAGAGTTACGTAAATATGTAGGACCGGAGCCAAACTTAGAGGGAGAAGAAAGAGATGGCTTGGACTTTGAGGAAGTTGAAAGACGAATCCAAGGAGGCGCAGACCCTGTACTTGAAGCAAGGGTTATCTACGCCAATGCGTTACAGGAATATTCACATTATATTGCCCCTTGCTACAAAGAGACAGTCTTGGTTGATAGAATCTTCCCCGAATTCAAGTTACACACTCAGTCAACAGGAAGATGGTCTACAACTGGTGTTCCCATGGCACAACTTCCCAAACACCTCCGTTCAATTGTCTGTGCTGACGAAGGCTTCCGGCAAGTGGAGTATGACTGGAGTCAAATAGAATTAAGATTGCTTGCTGTTCTAGCACAAGATGAACCATTACTTACTGCTTTTAACAAAGAGTGGGATGTTCATACCTTAACAGCATGTGAACTATTTGGGCTCCCATATCCCCCTAACAGAGTAGACCCACACAACAGTGAAGAGTGTAAGGTATGGCGGTCCCTGATCCAATGGGGGGGTACGGGGGATACAAGGCGCACATTTGCTAAGCAATTTGTGTATAGATTGAATTATGGAGGATCAGCTAAAGAGGCCATTACTATTCCAGGGGCTAAGATGCTTGGCTTGAATGCTGCTAAGCTATCAATGGTGGCTAATAGATACTTAGCTGCCCATCCTGGTCTCTCTAAATGGCGTTCTGCAATGGCTATGAGTGTGCAAGGAAAGTTTCCTACAGTCCGTACATTCATGGGGAGGAAACGTATCCTATTAACTAATGGACCTAAGAAGATAAGGGAAGCGTATGATACTCCTATGCAAGCTGGAGTTAGTGATATAGCTAATATAACTGCTATTACTATATATAAGGAGTTACCTTGGTTACAATTTCTCTTTCAATTACATGATGGCTGGAGATGGCAATGTCCTACTGTATTGTTGGATGAAACTATGCCACAGTTAAAGAAAATAGTAGAAAGAGAGTGGAATGTAAATGGTGTGGTTACTAAATTTCCAGCTACTTTTACAGTGCTATGATTGATATAAAACAACACCTAGATAGTTCTGATAAAGTGTGGGTTACAGTCTGCGGACATATGTGTTATAGACACATCAATTATATCTGTTGTGACTGTAGCAAGGAGCTTCCCTGCTTAGCATGCAAATCTGGATTAGATAAATGACAACTTCAATATATCCATCAATACCCGATGGCGGAGTCTATTGCTCTACAGGAATAGTAGCCGAATCTCCATGGTTTGCATCTTGTGAACATTTTTGTCATTGGTCGCCAATTGAATGTTGTGTATGTGCAGGAAGAGACGGTTGGGGGTGCACCATTTGTAAAGCCAAAAAGGAGAAGTCAATTAAACATGCCACAAATTGAAGCCCAAAAATACTTAAACTTTGTTGAGAAATCTAATTCCTTATTCATATTTGATACAGAAAGCCAAGGAATGGAGGGGGACTATGGAAGGGTATATGCAGTTAGTATTAAGCCATTTAACAAGCCCGTCAGCACCCTTCTCATTGGTAAGAATGCTTGTGATAAAGGAATAGTTATTGAGGCAAAAAGGATTTTAGAGCAAGCAGACATGTGGTGCAGCTTCTATGGAAAGGGACATGACATTCCACTATTAAATACTAGACTAATAAGATGGGGCCAACCACCAATTGAGCCACGTCCTCATATAGACATGTATTTCCAATTGAAATATAAACTCAAGACTGGGAGAAAGAGCCAAGCACATTTACTTGAGTTCTTACAGGATACTATGATTACACTAGGTATTAACCCGGAACATAAAATGTCAGTGAGCCCTAATGTGTGGAGTGATCTTTGGTCTGAGTATGCCAAGAACATTAAGATTCTAGAAGAGCGGTGTGCTTCTGATGTAGTAGGGCTAGAGGCACTCTACCGTACCTGTCGGCATCTCATAAGAGATATAAAATCATGATAACAATTCTTGAGCGAAACTTTGTTGGATTTGGTATTTACTCTGGTGTTATAAGTACCGATCCTTATATTATACGGTGGCTCTTACCTTGTGGTCACATGCTTAGTGATTGGAAGAGAGACTGTAGATGTGATAATGATAAACAGTGACCCACCGAAACCATTTGGGACATGTTTTTGGAAAGCAGACGAAAATTTATATGTTTGGCTCTTGCCATGTGGACATTTCTGTAAAGGGACGGTTAAAGTTTGCTTGTGTCCAATAAAAAAGAGGGAAGAATAAATGGAAAAGAGTAAGTCAAGGAAAGTAAATGGTTATGTAAAGGCAGTTTTGAAAAGGGATAAACTAGCTCGAAAGCTAGCAGAAGCACAATCTGAGGTAACAATTAGAGAGGCTGCATTGAAGGGGGGGCAATTAGCTGAAGCATTAAGGATGTTGGGGACTGCTATGGATAATGAAGAGTTCTTTGCTAGTCCAATAGATGAGGAGGAAGGCGGAGAGAGTTGATTACCATTTACTTAGCCGGTGCAATTAGAGATGGCAGATTAGATGATATAGAGTGGAGGGAGAAAGCTATTTCTGAATTGGCTGGTAAGGCTGTCTTTCTTAACCCCCTTAGTAGGAAGCACTTTGACGCAAAGAATAGTATCTGGACTTTAGCAGGAAGGAAAGTAACCGCGCATTCTATAGTTAAATATGACCTTAATGCAGTCAAGAGAGCAGATGTTGTTCTGGCAAACTTAACTTCTCTTAGTGAACACTATCCTTCCATTGGTACATTGATTGAGTTAGGGGCAGCAGCTTCAGGGGGAAAGCTAATTTATCTTATCTTGGACAAGAATTTCGCTGGTCATGAGAATGCTGTCTTTACTTTACATCCATTCTTACAGGAGCTAGCTACAGAAATATTTGAGTCAGTTGATGAAGCTATTGAGTTCTTGAAGAGATTTCTTCCTGCACTGGACGGAACACAGCCAAGGTTTGGAGAGTTTTATGCCTAACTCTGCTTGGTTGGAAGGTTATCAAAATGCGTCTATTTCTCAAGGCATCATTCCACAAGGCGAGAAATATGATAATGATAAATTAAGACTTGACTTACTTCCATTTGATGCCTTGCTAGAAGTGGGAAAAGTATACTCGCTGGGTAGTGTCAAGTATACTGATCGTAACTGGGAGAAGGGCATTAACTATATGCGAATAGTAGGTGCCCTTCTAAGGCATCTTTTCTCTTGGATATGTGGAGAAGAAAGAGCCCAAGATGATGAGCAAAGGCATCTAGCTAGTGTAGTTTGGTGTGGACTTGCTCTATTGACTTATGAATTACGTGGAATGAAAGAGTTTGATGATAGAAATATCTCGTTTAAATGATGGTAAAGAACCCAAAGTATTTACTTTATGGCATGCCGGTGGGTACACTTCACTCCATAATTGCGGACACCTCGATAAGTGGTGGGTTATAGACCGGGGCTGTTGTTTATGCCGAGGGTATGGTAAGTTAGTAGGCAATAACCAATGTGAAGACTGTGAGATTTGCCAGTATAGGAAAGAAGAATGATTAAAGAAGTATCTATGGGAAACAGTAGAGAACCAAAGTTCTTTCAATTCAATGCAACTCATCAAATTGCTGGAACTAGTTATTTCACCCTTCATTCTTGTGGTCATTTAGATCGGTGCTGGATTATTACTGGTGACTGCTGTGTTTGTAGAAGGAAATCTTGGGGAGATTGCCCAGTATATGCCGTTGCAAATCCTTAAGAAATTTACTCCTTCTAAGAATCTAGTGAAGTGGTACACAATAGCATGGCCATGTGAATGGCTTGGCTGTTCTAATACTGCTAAACTGTTAGTGCATGATAGAAAGAATATATTGCCTGATTATAGAATGTGCGGGAACCATGCGCATGAAATGAGGGAGGAATGTGATAGATTTACTCTTTGGCATCTTTCGTATAGAGATAAGGGAGATTAAGAACAAATTAATATGTTTTCTCTTCGGTCATATCGAGCAAACAAGATTTGAAATAATCAACTGGGGGAACCACTTTAATCACCAGTTGGGGAACTATGTTGATTGTGCTCGCTGTGGTAAGAGACTATGATTGATCCCAAACCTTTAACCTGTCTAGAGTGTAGAGAAAGAGGGGAAGATTCTATAGTGACAGAAGAATGGAAGCATGCTGGAGTTGAGTCTTATTTAACTGTTGAATGTACTGTATGTGGATGGAAAAGTAGATATGGCCCAATATGAAAGCTATTCTTGAATTTAATCTTCCAGATGAATCTCCTGAGCATCAAGCAGCCCTTCATGGAACAGCATATTCTGCTCTCATATCTGAGGTACTTGAATATATTCGGAGTGAATTGAAGTATAAAGAACTAACTAAAGATAGATCAGATGCTCTTGACGAATTAAGAACTAAGATTTATGAATATATAGAAGAGTATGGTGTACAGGAGATATTAAGATGAAACCGGGGAAAAATAAATGACTACCATTGAACGTCCATATCTATATATCAAACCTCCAGACATGGAAGAAGCCGGTCGCTATCTATTAATAGCAGCGAGACCGGCTTTTGGTACTACTATTGGAACACCAGTTATGGTTAAATTAGATTATATTAAACACTTTGGAATGGGAGAATCTGCTTGGATTGAAGGATATACAGAGTTAAATAATGAACTTGAGAAAGTAATTGAATTCCCCGCTATGTGTCCTTATTTGTTGATTCCCGCGCATAGAACACAATTACTTAGTGCAGAAGAAGCAGCAAGTAAGGATAAAGAGTTATCTAAGAAGATAGAGAGTGTACTGAAAGATCAAGCTGAGAGAGAAGAGGCAGGAGGAGAGAAGGCCATTGGGGTGTATCTATGAAAGTAAAGAAATTACTCACAATAGATATTCTTGGTTATCAATTTAATATTGTTGAAGATGGAGAGATAGTAAGGCGGGGTAAAGAGGGTGAGTGTGATATGGAGAAAGAATTAATTACAATTAACCCCAATCAATCGAGGCGGGGTATAGCTGATACTCTCTTACATGAGATACTACATGTTATCAATGGGACTGGGCTTGATGCGGAGAATCAGTTGAACGAAATGCAAGTTACTTATTTTGGGACTGTCTTGGCTGAAGTGCTTAGGAGGAATCCTCAATTACAAAAGATATTGACAGAGTAATGATAGAGGTTTTTCCACCCAAAGCGTATCCCCATACTTGTCTTTTTAGGCGCGGGGTGAAGCATACTCATTTATACCCATGTGGTCATATTACAGCAGATACACAAAAAATCCTGTGTCAAGAGTGTACTAATCTTGAAGATCAAGTAGCTCCTTCATTAGTGCACCCCTAAGCTCTCTAGGGGTTTTCTTAATTCTCCTCTCTTCCTGTGGCACAGCAGCAGAGAGAAGAGCCGATCTAATAGATGCAGGGGATATTCTAGCTGAAATCCCATATTTCTTCTCAAATGCTTTTAATAAATCAAGTGCTTCTTTCTGTTTTCCTATAGCCATAAAGCGGGCTGCATTTCTTACAGTCTTATTTCTAGCTTCTATAATATCTACTTGTTCCCCACCTAGTTCACTCCTTGCTGCTCTCTCTGGAGACTGGAACCCTATTGCAGTCCTTAAGGGACCATATTCACTAGTTCCTTTCTCCAATAATCTTTCTTTCCCGGTAAATGGCTCTTTAGAGAATGCTTGCTTTAACGTAGCTGCTTCCCGTACTTCCCCCGGTGTTTGAGCTTCTGCATAAGCTCTTCTTAATCTATTTGCCATGACACCGCCAGGGAAGAAACGGGTAATACGTGTAGCTAACTGTTCGGCAGTCATTGGCTCCCCAAAGCCAGGTCCTATACTATAATTTTTCCCCCAAGGAGCATCTGGAGAATTCTTATTTGCAAGATAACTACCTACACTGATACTATCCATCACATTTGCTAGGGCTGGTCCTGGAAGGAAGAAGAAAAGGGAGCGTAAATCTTCAACTGGAAGGACGCCCATTCCTAGTTGTCCTGCCAAATACATTCCCATAGAGGGGAAAAAGCCAGTTACTCTTAGTGTTTCCTCATTATCAGTGAAGAACTTGGAGATACTTTTGTCTAGTCCAAGTGTGGCGGCATCACTGCCAACTAGAGCAATGGTTGATCCAAAGAATTTACTCATCCTTTTAAATGGGATTCCCTGCATTTTCCTTAAATCTGCAATATCATCTACTAGTAAGTTCTTCATAAAGAGCATTTGGTTGACCGGATAAGTCTTGAATTGACTTAATAGTTGCCCCGCTCCTTGCTCTCTGAATGTAGCAGGAAGTCCCTCTTTTCCAAATCTATATTGAGTTTCACTAGTTAATTTACGAGCATATGTTAATGCATCTTCTCCAATTAGTCCTCGCTTGGCTGCATCTCTTAGTCCAGTGAAAAAGGCATGTTGCCGCACCATAGTTTCAGACTTACTAAACATGAAACCTGCTTTTTGAAGCAGCCGAGCAGAAAGCTCAGTAAAGGGAGTTTGGGTTAAAGCGTCAATGTCAGCTTTTGCTAACTCTCCTACGATACCTTGTTGTTTAGCCATTAACCTCTTTGCAGGATCAAGCATGTCATTGAACGCTCCAAGCCATGATCCTACACTTGATTTGGCAAATGTATTTAGTGACTGAGTTAAGTTAAGCATAGCACTTAATGGGTTAAGGGCGAGTGTGCGAAGGAATTGCCACTTCTTCATTTCTGCTACTACCATTTCAGTGTTTGCCCCAAATGCACCTCCCCTAACTCCAGTTGGTACGCCAAGGAATTGATTAATCCATTTAGCATTATATTGAAGAACTTCGCTATTATCTGGAAGGTTGGGGAGCTGGTTCTTTAGTTTGGACAGTGCACCTACTACTTGTTCTCCCGTGTATGGATTGATTCCTCCACTTAGAGCTAACCGCCTACCAAACCCTCTAGCATAAGCAAGCATCGGTGCCATGCCTAAGTCAGTTGCAGCTAACTCAGTGGTGCGTTCTTTCATGAAGAAGGGGGTATAGTTTTTGGGAAGACTGCTTTCTACCCGGAGAGGAACATACAAGTTTCCCTCTACCAATTCAATCATCCCCCTAATGGGAATGTCTCTACCCCCCATGGTTACATATGCAGAGTCTACAGCTACAGTTTTCCGAAGACGAGTAAAATAGTCAAGAACTCTTTTCTCTTCGGGAATGCCTAGAAGGGCAAATGCTTTATCATAGAGAACTCGTGCATTAGCAGCAACGGATTGTTCAGTGCCTGTTAAGGTAACTTTTTGTCCATCTAAGAATGCATTTACTTTCTCAATACTACTGTGTTTCTTAGTGAGGGGTTTATAGATAGTATTGACATTCTCAACAAACCACCCCTCGAATGCTTTTGCATAATCTGCTGCTTCTTCTAGGGTATTTGCAATGGGTCCCATGCCAGGTATATTCCTAGCAAGGTCCCGTGGGTTTACTCCAAATATGCGTGGGGTTAATTGTTCTAGGCGTGTCTTGGCCTTGAAGATAGTAAGATTAATACCGTCACCATCAAGGGCATCTACTGCATCTCTTAGTCCACTTGGGAGGCTATTTTTAGCTCTAGCACCTAGTTTAGCTGCTTCACTTATTTGAATAGGTAATGCATCTGTTTCAATGATACCTGCTACTTTACCTGTTTTAGTAACAGCTTGATAACCACCTGCCTCTTTAATTAATGCTCCACCTAAGCCAGCTAGGACAGGCTTACTTCTGCCAATTCCTAAAAGAACCCCCGCTGTAGCCCCCCCTATGCCTGCTCCTATGAGTGCATTCCTCATCCTGTCCTCAGGAGATTCAGCAGTCAAACCACCAATTGCACCACCTACTGCTGCACCTGCTCCAATTGGGAGGAGTCCTGCACCAGTTTTACCTTTTTGCCCCCATAGCTGTCTGAATGCTTCAGCAGCCCCCTGTTCCCTACCCCATAGCTTCTCAAAGGCAGCATTAGCACTGCCAACTAGCTTAATACCTACATTGGGATATCTTTCCATCCTCCAATCAGGTCTAGCTAGGTTAAGTTCTAACTGTTCAGCTTCTAGTGACCCCTTTTGCATAGACAGTTGGAGTTCCCTAGAAGTTTGGGGCTTTGTTAATCCCTCAATTTTACCTAAAGCTGCTTTAGCTCTAAGTGCTCCTTCTTCAAAAGAGGGAGCTTTTGCTCCTATTCCACTTATGCCAGGGAGCGTTAATTGTCCACTTGCCTCAGCCATTGGAGCAGAAATGCTCATTTCCCCTGTAGTGGCCGGAATAGCCCCTTTTCCTGCCCTCAGTGACTTTAGTGCCCCTAGACCCTTAGCACCAAGGAATAGGTCCACTCCTAGCCTTGTTAGGCCCCCTAGAGACCCACTTCCAGTTATATCCTCAACAGTACTTCCAGCGAGGGCTCCGGGGATGCCTAGGACCCTTAAAGGAATATCTACTACCTTTCCAAGCTGGCTCCCAGTCAGTCCCTCTACCAAACCAGGCCCTTCAAAGCCAATTCTCTCTTTAAGTGTCCTTCCCGCCTTCTTTTCAGGCTCTATATTAAACTGTTTCTTTAATGACTCCTGTGCTACTGAAGATAGACTAGTATAATAAGTATCTTTGCTTAGGACTCTCTCAAAATACATCTGACGGGCAGTCCTCTGCTCATCAGGAGAGAGCTTTTGGTACTCAGGATCATTAAGGAGTTTAAGTGGGTTAAACATTATATATACTATATATATAGAGAATGCATTCTGTCAATGCATTGTGTGAATGCATTAGAGACCACTTATGCCGCTTAATCCAGGCATAATCAATTCAGGTCTATAACCACGCATCTTTTCCCTTAACTTAGCTGCTGGGGAACCTGGCCTGAGATAGTCTCCTTCATCAAGTAGCTCTTCAATTATTTTACCTGGTTGCTTTGGAGGTACAGGTTTCTTTCCTTCAGCCTTCTTTCTAGCAGCCTCAATTGCATCTCGAACAGCCTTCTCTTGTGTAGGAGCCTCTTTGGCTTCTCTCTCAGCAGCCAGACTAGCATCGTTAATAGTCTTTATTAACAATGCCTTTGCAGTCTCCAATGCTAGTGCATTAGCCTGTGGATCATCTCGCATAATAACAATAGAACTAGCTAAACTTTTAACCCTCGCACTTAAGGCATCAAACTCTTCTCTAGATGCTTTACGAACATTTAATTGTTTCTCTTGAGTTTTTAACTCAAAGAGAAGGTCTGCTGCTCTACCGGACTTTATTTTACCTTCCCTTTCAAGCTCCTCCATTTTCCTTATATCTTGGTAAATCTTATCTTGCTTAGCTAAGGGTGTTCCAGTATTCTCAAACATATAACTCTGCAAAAGAGCAGTCTCTCTATTAAATGCTCTATTAGCTTTAATAAACAAACTAGGATCAGTTCCCCCCTGTGCTATAGCCAAATTAGATTTAGCTTGCTCAGTGAGAGTAGCATTCTCAGCCCGCTTTCTAGCTTCTGTTGCAAGTACCAAGTCAGGATTATCAAGCTTATGAATAGATCGTAATAGTATAGGATTAGTCTGTGCAAGCTTTACATAATGGGGAGCTAATTGACCAATTTCAGGATCATTCGGCTTAGAAAGTGCCCAAGCAGCCAAGAAAGGTTGATCCTTGAGAAGCCTTTCTCTCTCAGGTCCCTTTACAGCAATACTCTCAATCTGCTCAGGAGTCCAATTACTAATACTTAAAGCATTCTGTTCTTTGAGAGATTGGCGGATAAGTTCTATATTCCCTTGGGCTAACCCAGTATTCAACATATTCGTAGCTTGTATAGCTTTAAACTCTAACTGGCGTTGCTTCTCAGTTCTCTCATGTCTCTCCTTTTCCTCTTTCCTTTGTGTCTCCAGTGAAGCTTCTCTCCGTAAAGATAAAGAAAGATTTGCTTGGCTCAACGCCTGAGTGAATGCAGTCTTTCTCTGCTCCATAGCTTGCTCAAGCACAGGATTAGCTCTTCCCTGTGTTCCAGCAGCAAAGCCAGATAACACTGTCCCAAGTTGGGATAGTGGGTTATTTGGAATAGTAGGTTGAGTAGATAACTCTTGCAACCTCTGGAGGATACTAGTCAACCCCTCATCAGAGCTAAGTATTTCTGGACTGAGCATAGAGAGTGGCATTAATATAACCTATTTGGAGTACCGCTGAGAGCACCATAACCAGCCATTGCACCACCAATCCCGCCAAGGAGACTAGCTGTAGGAGCAAAAGCATTTAATAAACTGAAAGGTTGATTCTGTGTAGTAGTACTCCCTGCTCCGGCTTGTGCAGTACCAGATAGACCTGACAATCCACTTAAAGGAGCAGAAATTGCACGAAGGAAATCTAATTGATTTGTAATTCCTTGCTGACCGAACCCCCCAAGGGCTTGAAGGATATTTTGATTCAAATTAGAAAGGTTTAATCCCCCACCTAAGGCCACACTCATTGGAACAGTATACCCAGCGGCAGCATTCTGAACACCTTGATTTGCTCCTAACTGTTGCTGGAAGAGTTGATTGGCTAAATTTCCTCCCTGCATGGGAAGAGATTGAGCCAAACCCAATTCTGCTTGTGCTTGCAGTCCTCCTAAAGCTCCTTGTTGACGCATGCCCTCTGCCCACATAGGAGCTAGAATAGTCCCAGGAGTTCCTTCTCTAAACACTTCATTCCCACCCGCAAACCCCTGCTGACGAGACCTTTCGAGTGCTTGCTGAAGAGATTGATCGAGGTATCTATTAATATCTTGTCGTCCAGGTTCAAAGGCTGCTGCAACCTGTGCCCGTAACATTGGGGAAAGTGCTGGAAGATTCCCCATTGCCATACCTTGAGCTTGCATACCAAGTGGCCCAGCAGCGGGGTTTTTAACTCCAAGAGCACCCAATGCCCCTAAGTCAAGCATTGACCCCTGTGCTTGTCCATATCCCTGAACCTGCCCAGCTAATTGATTGAGAAGTGGATTTCCTCCAGGTGTACCGGGAGTTCCAGGTGTTCCTGTAGTTCTAAGATAGTCTTCTAGAGAGAGTTGCTGTCCTCCATAAGTGTTGTTAACATTTTTAGCATAAGCATTAGCCCATTCAGGCGTCTGTTGAGTTCCTGGTGTCCCAAGAGTACCCGGTTGCTGGGCAAGGAATGGATTCATGCCTTGTTGGCCAAGAAGTCCTTGCAAACTTGCCATACTCGCGCCCTGTTGATAAGGAGCCATGCCTTGTAATTGCCCAGCCAACCCTCCCCCTTGTCCACCAAATCCAAACTGTTGAGCGCCCTGGAATCCTTGAAGAGCAGCTTGCCCTGCTTGTCCAGCTAAAGGAGACTGACTGGGTTGAGTAATCTGTTTAGTAGTAGTTCCCCCACCTGTCATTCCTTGGATGAGTCCAGCAAGTCCTAAGAGTGAGGGGAGAGCAACGGCACCTCCTGCCAACCATGGAGAAAGTGCTGATTGCTGTTGAGGAGACATTCGGGCAATTTGAAGCTGAAGAAGCTGGCGCTGTAACTCTTCCGTGGTAGGAGAAGAAGTTGGACCTGTAAATGGCTGTTCCCCCCCCTGCCATGCCAAACCAGCATCTCGCTGTTGAGCAATCCATGCATCTGAGAGTTGGGGGTCAGCATAGATTTGACTAAGAGAGTATGTTTCTCCAGTTTGGTTGTCTAAAAAGAATTGGTCCCCACCGGAAAATGCACCAGCACCTAAGCTTGGGTCATAGCCCCAATCACTATATGTGCCCCAATCTTCTGGATCAATATCATATTCAGCCATATTTAGTCCTTATAACTGTGGAAGATACTTCGCTGCATATTGCCACGTCCCAGGAATCTCTTCGGGGGGTTGATTAAATGCTGCATTTCCAGCAACCATTCGTTCAGCAGTAGCACGATCAATTAACTCTCCAGGTGGACGGAAAGCAAGATTAAGTGTTTGGTGTCCTACATTACCGCCCATCAATCCTCGAATAGCGTCTTCTCTAGAATAGCTGGGACCACCTGCTGGAGCATATTGTTGATTGAGTTGCGAGATTGCTTGAAGATAATCATTAGCTCGTTGCTGAGGTTGGTATGCTTGAGGTGTAGGTTGGAATAAACCAGCAGTATCCAATCCAGGACTCAACCCAGCTAACTGTCTACGATACCAATCTGTCAAGAGATAATTATCTATAGCAGCCCCACTCTCTCCTGACTGAATCTGTATATTCCCAATAAACTGTCTAAGAGCTTGCGGGTCTCCTTGTGCAGCTTGTTGAACTAACTGAGCATATAAAGGATTCGTAGGAGTAGATTGTACTCCACCTTTACCACCTGAGAGTGTAGTCCCACCAGGACCGGGAAGATAAAATTGAAGCTCTCCGTGTGGAGAAAGGTTAGGTCCAGCTAGTGCCATTCCTAACAGTTGATTAGGATCAGTTGCCCCCTTAATGCCCCCCTGTAATGCATTAGCTCCCTGCATACCCCTAAATTGGCTTATTTGTGATGCCAAATTATCTGCACTGGAGAATTGATTACCCCGACCAAAGGGAAGCTTCGTCTGGCCAAACATTCCTTCACCAAGTCCAAAGTTGGTGAGCAATTCTACAATCTTTGCTGGAAGGGTTACTGCCGCAAACATGGGATTTACATAGGGGAGCATACTCATTGCTGCATCAACTGCCATACGATCCCCTGCTTGATTCCCTTGAGAAAGTCCATAACCCATTCCCGCTAAGCTCGCCGCAGCACCAAGAGCACTTCCACCCATTGAAAGCGCACCGCCCATTGCTGCATCCGCCACTGGATAAGCAGCCCCAGCAGCACTACTTAACTGGCCAACTCCTGAAGTTATTCCTAATGCACCAGGAACTGTTTGTCCACGGGAGAGTCCATAAATACCTTGTCCAAGGGAAGCTGCTCCACCTAATGCTTGTGCTCCTGTACCCAATGAACGATTCCCTGCAAGCCCTGCTCCAATTTGTGTGAACCTCGCACCAAGTTTACTGGCAGTAAGCCCTGTACTTATATTAGATGGTCCCTTTGGCATTGCAGAAGTCTGCCCACTTGTAGCTCCACTAAGTGCAGGCGTGAATCTGCCTGTGGGCGGTGCTGTGGGAGATTGAACTGGAGTAAATCTATTTGGCATTATTTAAGTAGCACAGCAACTATAACTGTTAGAATAAGTAATCCAATATATAAGGTAGTAAACCAAGCCTCTAATTTCATACAGGCCACGTAGGTTCATAAGTTGCAAGGCCATCCACTAACTGTATCATTGCAAGCTCCGTTTCTACAGTAACAGGAAGATCACGAAGGGCTTGCCGTTTCCCCCGTAAAACCATTACTTCAGCAGGCGTCCCAGTATCTTGGGCTCGTGCCATTTGTCCATCCGATATAGCAAGTCGTTTATCTCGTTCGGTTCTAATCTCACTCATTCGCTGTTCACGTGCCAGCGGGAGATCAACAACCGGGGGGGTAGTCCCTACTTGCCGCCAGCAATTACGGAAGCGCCGGGAGGTGGGAATGTTGATCACGTCACAGATTTTTACATTAATCGCGTCGGCTGGAACAGCTTTGACCTGAACCGCAGCCAGTGCCTCTTGCTCGGTCGGGAACTGCGCGACAAACTCTGGTGCGGGGCAGACGACACTTACCCCACCATCCGGTCTGGTGTAGACGATCCTTTTCATTTATTGATCTCCAAAGCCCACGAGGTAATAGTGAGTCGGATCGGCTAGCGCACCGGCATCGTCTCTGCAGAAGACCGAGAACGACCCCGCTGTCTGCGTGGCGGAATCCATATAGATGATGCGAGCGCCACCGCCCCCCATAGCGACGACGACATAGGCCGTAGAAGAGAAATCTGTGGCGATGACAACATCCAGGTCTCCAACCCCAGCATCCCCGATGCTGGCGATGTTGTAAGACGAAGTGATTGTGCCATCCGCTGCGGCTTGCAGCCAGAACTTGGCGACGCCGGGGTGATACTGCGTACGCCCAGGAGTAGCCGCAACTGTGTTAGAAGTAGCTGTCTCCATTTCTGCTTGTGTAGCAGCCCCAACAAACGTGCTATCAGCATCAGGTAATGTATAAGTCCTATCAACAGTATTTGCATGAGTAAATAGAGCAGCAAAGCCTGCTCCCGACGTGGAAGAAAACCGATACTTTTCATCTAAAGCAGCACCAGCAGCACGGAGAAGAATACTTAAGTAAGTATCCTCTGATCCTGCACCAATGTCAGTTGCAGCAAATTCAACCTGACCAAAGCTTGAGGGGTTTTCATCACCAGATTCAGCACTGAAGAGTAATCCAACACCAATGCCCGCAGCAGGAGCACCACTTGTAGTAGAGCGTATCTCACCAGCTACATCTACACTATTAGTACGTGCATCCTCTGGAGCAGCATTCAGTAAGAAAGTAGCACCAAAGCTTGCTGCTCTAATGCCTCCTACAGCAACATCAACAGTATCAGCAGTACTAGAATATATACCTGTATTAGTATCTCCAGTAAATGATACAGAAGGCGCAGATACAGCCCCAAGTGAGAGCCCAGTTAATAGGTTCCCCCCTGCTGCCATATTCCCTGTCCATGGAGAAACTAATGAAAGAGCACTTCCGTAAATCTGGTCAAACTCTCCTTCAATATCACTCTCTGTGAGAGTTGTTCCAGTATCAAATTGGTATAATCTTGTTAATGCCAATTATGTAACCTCAAAGGAGAGAGATTCCCCAGGTTGATAGACAATAGCATATCCATAAAGCTCAAAATCTTGATTCACACCGCTTTGTGTCCACTGCGCATAAATGCTTCTACCCAGCTCTCCTATAGGAGTCGGAACAATCGTGGTGGCATTAGAAGCACCAATTAATGAAGTTCCAATAACGAATGTAGAACCAATCAAATCTCCGCTGCCCGCTAATAGGGAAACTGTATCTGATTGGATTCTAGTATCTACACCAATTTGAAGTGCAGCAGTATAATTTCCCATTGGCTTTACAATAGACACAATCCCCATAAATGATTTCTCATGTAACTCAGTTGCAGAATCACTCAAGCGAAGATGAGTTGGAGTTCGCACTCTTGCTGCATACCCTGTGTCAGCATTATCGTCAGCTAAAGTTGTTTGATCTCCTGACCTTAAGAAGCCATCATATGCTCCAAAATAAAGTCTAGGTTTCCCAGTTGATGGGGTTTTCAAAATAGCCACAGTTGATGGACCGAAGCCACCGAGTGTCCATGTAGCCCAAAATCCAGTTGCATAGTTATAACAAAAAACTTGATTGTTACTAGAATTACTCCCAGTAGAGAATGTCCAACCAACGATGTTTCTATCTGGATGATAGAATCCTACAGCATACGGGAGACGAGATTGATTGAGCGCCCTAAATTGATTCTGGATTGGATAGGATAAGAATGCTGCTTCAGTGTCTCCATATTTCTGTGTAGCACTTAAGGAATGGATTCCAACATTGGAAACCCAATAAATGTCATTAGGTGTAGTAACAATCCCCCCATTCCCCTGACAAGGTAAACCAGTAAGAATCTTATCTTTTGTGAAAGTGGCCATTGTTGTACCAGAGATAGTGTGAATGCTTCCTTTATGTGGTCCTTTGAAGAAATAAAGCCTTTTAAAGAAGGGCTCTGATACTCCTATCAACCTATCCCCATCATCTTCATCAAAGATAAAATTACCCGAATCTGCTCCACTCCAAGTTGTCACTCCTCCTGCTGCTGAATATGTACATTGTGAGGGCGTGGCTGGAATACCAATACCAAAGAGTCTCCGCAAATGATAAACAGATGCTGAGAAGTTTGGGGGAGTTCCAGCTAAAGCTTGAAACGTCGTTTGGTCCCAAGAGCGAGGAGCTTGATTTGCATTATTGGAGAAGATAGCCAGCCCTTCAGCAATAGTAATATCCGTTAAGGCAGTATTACTTCCAAACCCCGTTCCAAGTAACTCATCCCATATTCCATCTCCATCATCTTTAACAATCTTATCAGCAACACAGGCCACAAACTTCTGTGTTGGAGATAAAGAGGCCCCGTGTCTCCAATAGTCAGCTACAGAAGTAAATACATCTGTCGCACCAGTTGTAGCAGCATTATACCTTGCAGTGCCTAATCTCTTCCTTAACGACACACGGGGAGTCTGCCCTGGAGCAAAGTGGAGAACGTATTCAATATTCTCTGCAATAGTAAGCCCCCCCGGAGCTACGAATGTGGCAGCTGCTTGAGTATCAAGCCCAGCAGTAAAGGGATGAACAATGAATGCTTCAGGAGGCATTAGACACTAGCCCAAGCGCCACCTTGATATACTTGAACTGTGGCAGTGGTTGAATTATATAGTATCATGCCATTAACTGCTGTTAAATTATCTCGCTCAGTCGTAGTAAATGAAGGAAGAAGTACTAGTCCTATTTCATCTACATCTTGAGAGATTGGACTTTTGTGAAGCATACCTACTGTTGGCATCAATTACCACTCAGCAGGAAATCTATCAAAACTGGAGCCAAGATCAACCTGGGAAAGATTCCTTCTAGCATCCTTTGTATAAAACCTTCTATAAGAATCCTCAGGTTGAATAGTAGGCCGTCCTTCTTGCTCTCTCTGGACAGCTACCATCAGATTAAGCATGTCTGCAAACTTGGCTCCGTAATAATTACCCCGCTCCACATCATTAAGCATGAGTGGAAAGCCATTAGCTAATGAGCCATATATAAGTACCTGTACATAATCATCTGGAATTAATGGCCTAGTTGTGCCACTCAATTCTGTATTCAATACTTGCTTATAATGAATCTCTAAGTGATAATCTTTATCAGGATAAGGATGGAAGATAATCCTTCTAGCAGTAGTAGGGTCCCCAGTGGTAGCAAAATCGTATACTGCATAAGCTTGGGGCTTATTCACTCTAGTATCATAGTTCTTGAGGTCAAGCATTCTTTCATAGCCTATGTCATCTAGAGGCCAAGAATACCCAAAGCGCTTAACATGGATAAGAGTACCCAAATCAGTAGGGAGACTATAACTATCTTGATAAACATTGTAACTAGCAGTGGCATTAGTATCACCAGTATACACAGAATCTAACGTAGCAGCAGTGGCCCCAGCAGTATGAGCAGAAATGCGATAAGCAGCATTGCTATCGGCATTACCAGTAACCAAAAGGATTCTTCCAACTGTACTCGGAGTCGGTGCAGAACTGAATGTAATGTCTGTGCTTGCATTCGTAACACTCACAGTTCCCGTATTAATATCATCGGAAGTGGTTAATGTACTTCTCTTTACACACCACCACCAATTATACTTCATATAAATGTCCCGATAGGTATCATTAATAATTGCTGCTACGCGAGTTGCTTGATCCGTATTCGTAGTTGGTATACGAAGGCGGTTCATAACACGAGTCTGTATATCTGTGAAATTTAAAGTAGCCATATTAATCTAAATCTTTATAATGAGCCCAAGCACTCACGAGATGAAAAATAACTCCAAGGATCAACATACCCCCAATGAATCCATGATAAATGACTGCAAATCCAGGAGCGACTGGATGCGGGTCTCTCATAACTAAGCATCCTTTAACTCTATATGAGGAGAGTCTTTCCATTTCCAGTTCCCTCCCCACACTAGTCCATGCTTCACAGCCAACTCACCAACTGGTTTATACTCTTCAATATTCCAAGAAATCTTCCCGCCTATAACAACAGCAAAGTCAATAGCACGGGAAGGATAATAATTATGGTTGCTTACCTCAGTTACTCCATCACAGTTAGTAACTATATCTCCAGGCTTTGTTCTTCCTTGGGCAAATAATGCTTGCTGCTCTCCTTCGCTTCTATATGTACAGGTAATAATTAACCCCTTACCTGGATTTTGCCCATTGTATTCATCAAGTATTCTTAACCAAGCAGATTGTAGCTCAGAATCTGCATCACCTAGAAATTTACTGGGCATGCCCAGGGCCTACCCAAAAGAATCCTAGGTGTCTCCCCATAAATGCTGCATACCCCACAGGGTGATAAGCATGCCACACTCTATATCGCCAAGGAAGAGTTCTTGGTCTGCTGACCCATCCTACTCCAATGTCATAGTGTGGGGATTGAAACCGCAATAACCACTTATGACCTAGGAATTCTCTCATGGTCTTGTGAATGTTTCATCCTCTCTTGGTCCGCGTTCCCAGTACCGACCGGTTAGTCCCAATGGTTCAAATAACCATTCGTACAAGAGAAATTCCCCTAGTGTGATTAATCCTGCCCAAGCAAAGGTCCATTTAACTCCAAGTATACTTAATACTATGAATGCTGGAACATAGCTTTCTAAAATTCTAGTTATAGAATGCCGTCGTCTTACAGGATCAAGCCATGCATCTACTATACGCTGTGGAGTCTCTAGAATAGCTTTCAGCATTTATTTAATGAGACAATCCTTAGCTGCTGATGCTGGATTCTTCCCACCAACAATAGCTAAAGTAGTACAATTCTCTTCCTGAGCACTAATGAGCATGTTAAGCCAAGCTTGTTGTACTTCACTCAGTCCAAGAAATGCAGGCCGTGTAAGCATAACTCTTACAGGAGCAACAGGGAGTGGTGGTTTAGCTAACATAGCACAACCACTGAGAAGAACTGTCAGTAGAATTATACCAGTTCCTTTCTCCCACCATCCCTTAGAACCACGCTCAGGAGTTTTAGCTCGTTCAGTATCCAAAGCTCCCTTACCTTCTAGAACTCCCTTTTGAGCTTCCACTGTAGCTTCTAGCACAGCCTTTTCATCCCTCAATCGTTGATCTCTAGCAGCATCCCAGCGGAGCATAAGCTTTTCTCCGTATTTCTCAAAGAGCCCTTGAGCAGCTTCTATGAGTTTTGGTAAGGCTCCCAAGAGAGCAGCTAGAATAGCTCCCATTACTTAGGCAGCTCAGTAGACTTCTTCTGACCCAGTGGTGACTTAGCAAGTGCAGTCACGATTGCAAGAACTGCTAGCAATAGTGAAGACATAACTGGGTTATTTGTGACTACACTCTGAACATCAGGAACAGCCGCAGTTAGTGCAGCCAAAAGGGCAGCTAGAATAGTTGGAATCCATTTTGCCATTATATTATCCTTATTTAATTATAGAATGATTCTTGTTTCAATAACGAGATTTGGACGTATAAGCTTCCCAGTAAGTACTTCTGGTTCAACTTCTCCTGCATCATTCGTCCAAGCCCAAAACACAAGACGCAACATATTACGGCCCGGCTGGGTCTACTTCAGAGATAGGATTCCCCGCAGCAGTTGTAACCGCACCCGTCCACGAAGCAGTTGCATCGTCCTCTTTATATGCTGTCAAAGTTCCTGCTGCAATAGCTACACGGTTCCTAAGTGCTCGCAATGCTTGACGTGGCGTTCGCACTGTCGTTGAGCCACTATCCGTGCCAGTGCTCATATCACGGTCAAGAATAGCATCCGCAATTTCATTTGCAGCGTCGGCTGCAAGTTCACTAGCTCCAATAGCATCAGCAGCAATTCCTGCCGCAGTAATAGCACCTGCTGCTACAGCCCCTACGCTTGCATCCATTCGTCCAGCCACTAGTGCAGCCGGAATCCGTCCATCAAGCGTCGTACCCGTATCTGTAAGAATAGAGTCCGTGGTGGCAGGCAAATTTGCTGCATCCAGTTCAGCTAGACGGGCTTCAGTACAAACAGTTGCTAGTGCAAACCCTGTGGCTGTAATCCAAGTGGCATCTCCACGATCTCTTACAGCCTCTAGAGAATCAGTGGTTTGATCATAAGTAAAACTGCCAGCAGTCTTAGTTAACAATTCATGGAACACACTTCCAACAGTAGGCGGAGCCAGCCCATCAATATCGCTATCAGCATTTACCAGTTCATCAAGCCGTTGTGCCACCAGTGCGTCATCCACTTCACTTTGCACTTCAGCGTCCCAAGCAGCATTCCACGGAATTGCTGTTAATGAAGTACCAGTTCCAGCACCCAGTGCATCATCTACTTCACTCTCTACTTCCGCATCCCAAGCTGCGTTCCAAGGAATACCAGTTAAGCCAGCACCAGCAATGCCAATATCATCAGTTTGTGCCTCAATTGCAATAATGTCTGCTGCAATGGTAGCACCAGCGGCACCGGTTACTACTGCTCCATAAATAGTATTACTATCAGCAACGGGATCGCCAATTGCTTGACCAAATGTACCAAGCGTTTGATGCCCAGTAGCATCTTCATCCCATACACCATCGGCAATCTCAGCTACAGCATCCGCTGCGAGGGCATCAGCATCAATGGCGTTCGTAGCAATACTAGTAGCCGTAATCCCACCAGCAGCAACCGATCCAACTGCACCGCTGACACTGGCTACCACTTGGTCTACATCAATATTCGTTGCGCTAAGATTCTGTGCTGTAGTAGGACTGCCAATGTTGGCCCAATCTATTCCAGCTTCTCCGGCTGCTGTAACGTCGAGTGTCCGTCCTGCTGTGGTTGGTCGTATGGCAGAGCGGGCTTCAATACTAAATTCTGCAACAACATACCCAACAACGGAGATACCATCAACTGTTCCAGTTGTAATAACGAGTTGATAATTGGTGGCCGTAGCATATCCATTAGCACCCGTTGCTACCACGCGGATGTTATGCATGCCCGTGCGAGAATCAAAGCCAACGGTAAGTGTAATGCCCGCTGTCAATTCTGTGGTACTATTATCCGGATATGCCGAAATGACTGGGGTTCCTGCTAATGTTACCGGCAGGCCAGTACTATCAATCGTTGTAAACTTGGTATCGAATGTCGATCCAAGAGCAAAATCCCCAATGTATGCCATTAAGAAACTATAGCTCCGCTACGAGAACCTGCAACCCCTGTGCATCCTGTACCAGTCGATTGCTCGTCCAGGAGTAATTTGTCCCCCGTTTCCATCAAACAAACATCTCCAGTTTCTAGGAGAAGGTTACTCATTGTTAAGCTGTCCGCTTCCACATATAAACAACGATATAAGGCTGGACGTTGGCGTGCGCGCCACCGCCACCCGCGTTCTGGTTCACCGCCGTCGCATTCTGGTTGACAGCGGTGGCGTTTTCCGTATTCACAGTCGTGTCAACCGTGGACGTGGTATCGTTGGTGCGTGCAATCCGTGTGGTAGCGCTCCCCGTCGTGCCGCTTCGCTCTCTCAGTGTCTGATGGAGGTGGGCGTTCTGCGTGTGTGTATGCGCGTCTTGGATATGTGTATGCGCTGGAATCTCCGCCGTTGCGAGCGTGACCGTTTTCGCCCCGCCCGTTTCCTCCACGACATCAAAATCAGCATCACCACTGTCCAATCCAACAAGTACTCTTCCCGCAGCGAATGCAGACCAAGTTCCAAACCCTAACAATGTAGCTGGGTCTGTACTAACAACAGCAGTAAATACACTGCCAATTGGCCACGCAAGAGCCAAGACAGTTGTTAGAGTAACTTTCTTTGTTACTGGGGTCCCACTGGGATCATCTACAGATGCCAACAAATCTTCACCAGCAGGTGCTGCATTGGCTGTTAGAGCACTAATTTTTGTGTCAGCCATTAGCTAATAACAAAGCCTCCTGCAATGCGCGAACGGAATCCACCCCCAGGCGCCGCCACGTCATCAGCCTGCCAATTGTCCAGTTGCCTTCCGGCTCCACCACTGTCCGCAAACATCCCCGAAACGCCGGTCGTCAGTGCCGTATTAGTCACCGTCCCCTGTGAGACATCATTCTTGTAAACCGTAAGGGTCGAGCCCGATACGGCCAGCTTCATCACATCGGTTGAGATGAACGTAATGTTCGTCGTCAAGAGGAGAGTAAATGCGTCATTGACGATTTTCTGAATGCTGTTGGTCCCCGAGATATTGAGGCTCCACAGGTACATATCTAATTGAGTCGCCGTTCGAACACGCACTGCTGGCCCCTTTGTGCTGCTCGCGGTGCTGCCCGAGGTGAGTTGAGTATAGTGATCAGTGGAAAACGCATCGGCATTCCAGTATGCAGCACAATCCTCTCCTCCAGTTACGGCGTCAACGGCATTACTGACTATTTTCAGCCCGGCGAAGGCTCCTGGCGCGGTCGTCCAGTTCCCTGCCAATGGGTTTTCATCGGCCCGGTTAAAGTTATCGGTGGCTGGGAGGGCACCGACCGCGCCATGACGCCAGCGCATGAGAAGCCCGCCAAGGTAAATTTCCATCAAGCCACGATGATTAACTTGAAGGGGCTTCCAGCGTGTCCCATCAGTCCGGGCGTGGAATGTAAGGAGTTCCGCCACGACCTCCTTAAATTGCGTCTGCCCAAGCGTCAGGTTTAGAAGATTTTGAAGGCGATTCTGAACGACCAGCCCCAACGTCTCATCGAGATCGTCGGCCAACTGGTTCAATTGCGGATCAGTGTTATGAACTGGAAGGTGAAGTAAGCATCGTCCAGTCAGAATGGACCCATCTGGTCGGAGGTCGATAGCCGACCATCCGGGCTGATCGCTGCCAAATGGCCGAAAGGGATCGAGTCTCGTTCCGGTCCCTATGTAAGGCGAGATGTAGTAAGGCACCTAGTTTCTATACTCCACAGTATTATAAACTTGCCACGTCTGCTTTCATTGCCGCTAACCGCGCCTCAGCTTTCTTAATCCGCTCAGCATATTTAGCTTCCAATTGCGCCATTTCAGCTTCACGAACTTTATACCGTTTGTCAGTATTTATAGTAAATTCTTGATATGCACTTTGAGCAGTTTTCAGAGCTTGCTTGGCAGTTCCAGTCTCTTCTTCAAGCTTTATCAACTCTTCAGTCATAGCCAAGTGTTTAGCTTCAAACTTTTCACGAAGCTCCTTTTCAGCCGTGACCCACCCAACCCGGCGTTCATCAATCTCCTTAACAAGCTGATCCCGCTGAGCACGGAAGGAAGTTACTTGCGTTGCAATTCCATCCCGCTCCTGTTCAGCCCGCTGAAGGAGTTCCACAGCCGCGTTGGCATCTCGATAAACTTCATACTCCTTAGCGGCCCGCTGTAACAGGACCGCAACGCCCTTCCAATCCATGCTGTTCTCCTATCGTCCGACAGTGAAGGTCTTAAAAACTTGAAATGTTCTCTCAGCGCCTTCTGC